TACACAAGATTTAGATTTAGGTAATACATTAACTATTACTTCAGGTGAAGGAATTGACGCTGTTGTATCTGCAACAGACACTTTAACAATTTCTGCTGAAGAAGCTACTTCATCTAATAAAGGGGTTGCTTCATTTAACGCTACAGACTTTACAGTAACTTCTGGTGCTGTAACTCTAAACGCTGAAAGAGTACAAGACATTGCTGGTGCAATGTTTAGTAGTAACACAGAAACACTTATTACTGCTACATACCAAGACGCTGATGGAACAATTGATTTAGTTGTTGATAATGATTTATCAAATTACGACAATACTACATCTGCCTTTATAACTGCTTCAAGTTCAGACACTTTAACAAACAAAACATTTGACGCAAATGGAACTGGTAACTCAATTACAAATATTGAAGTTGCAGACTTTGCTGCTGGTGTTTTAGATACCGATTTAGCATCTACATCTGCTTCACATAACACTTTAGTATCTGCTAAAGCTGTTAAAGATTATGTTGACGCTCAAGTAACTGCTAGTGACCTAGACTTTCAAGCAGATACAGGCGGTTCTTTATCTATTGATTTAGATAGTGAAACTTTATCGTTTACAGGTGGAACTGGTATTGATACAGTTGGTTCAGGAAATAATGTAACATTTAATATAGACTCAACTGTTGCGACATTAACAGGAACACAAACTTTAACTAATAAAACTTTAACTTCTCCTGTTATTTCTACAATTTCAAATACAGGAACTGTTACTTTACCAACATCTACAGACACATTAGTTGGTAGAAATACTACTGATACGTTAACAAATAAAACTATTGATACTGCTAACAACACAATTACTGTTGTTGAGGCAGACATATCTGATTTACAATCTTATATACTTGCTGATAGTACTGATACTTTACAAAACAAAACAATTAATTTATCAGATAATACTTTAACAGGTACAACAGCACAATTTAATAGTGCTTTATCAGATGGCTCATTTGCTACATTGGCTGGTACTGAAACATTAACAGGTAAAACAATTAATACTGCAAGTAACACAATTACTGTTGTTGAAGCTGATATTTCAGATTTACAATCGTACATTTTAGCGGACTCTGCTGATACTTTAGAAAACAAAACTATTGCTTTAGGAAGTAATACAATCTCTGGTTCACTTGCTGAATTTAATAGTGCATTATCAGATGGTTCTTTTGCTTCATTAGCAGGAACAGAAACATTAACAAATAAAACTTTAACAAGTCCAGTAATTGCTACAATTACAAATGTAGGAACATTAACACTACCTACGTCAACTGATACACTAGTTGGTAGAGCTACTACTGATACATTAACTAACAAATCTATTAGTTTAACAAATAATACTGTAACAGGTACTCTTGCTGAATTTAATACTGCTGTATCAGACGCTACATTAGTTTCTACAACAGGTACAGAAACACTAACTAATAAAACTATTAATAGTGCAAATAACACAATTACAATTACCGAATCTGATATTTCTGATTTAGGTGCGTATATTACAGCTTCATCTACAGATACTTTAACAAATAAAACTATTAACGCTTCACAATTAGTAGATAGTTCAGTTTCAAATGCTAAATTAGCAAACTCTACAGTATCATATGGTGGTATTCAATTATCATTAGGTGGATCAGACGCAACACCAGCTTTTGATTTATCAGACGCAACAAATTATCCTACAAGTTCACTAGTTGGTACAATCACAAATGCTCAGTTAGCTGGTTCTATCAGTAATGATAAACTTGCAAACTCATCTATAACTGTTACAGATGGAACTACATCAACTGCTACTTCATTAGGTGGAACAATTACATTCTCTGGAACTGCAAACGAAGTAGAAGTATCAGAAAGTTCTGGAACAATAACGGTTGGTTTACCAGATAACGTAACAATAGGAAATAATTTAGTTGTAACAGGTAATTTAACAGTTTCAGGTTCAACAACAACTGTAAATACAGAAACAATTAATTTAGCTGATAACACAATTGTTCTAAACTCAAATGCTACAGGTTCTGCTACAGAAAATGGTGGTATTGAAATAGAACGTGGTGATGATACAAATAAAACATTATTATGGAACGAAACATCAGATAAATGGACTGTTGGTTCTGAAACATTTGTTGCTGGAACATTTGAAGGTGCTTTAACTGGTAACGTAACTGGTAATGTAACTGGAGATGTAACTGGAGATGTAACAGGAAATTTAACTGGTGATGTAACTGGTGATGTAACAGGAAATTTAACTGGTAATGTAACTGGTGATGCAACAGGTAATGCTGACACAGCTACTGCATTAGCGACTGCTAGAACAATTGGTGGCGTATCATTTGATGGCACAGCAAATATTAATTTACCAGGTGTTAATACAACAGGTAACCAAGATACTTCAGGTAACGCTGCAACGGCTACTGCGTTAGAAACTGCTAGAACAATTGCTGGTCAATCATTTGACGGTACTGCTAATATCACAATTGCTTCAACAGATTTATCTAACACGTCAAATATTACTTTAAATGACGCAACACAAACTTTAACTAATAAAACTTTAACTAGTCCAGTAATTGCTACAATTTCAAATACAGGTACTTTGACATTACCAACAAGTACAGGTACAGTAGCACTTACAAGTGATATTCCTACAAATAATAATCAGTTAACAAATGGTGCAAGTTATATAACTGCTTCTAGTACAGACACATTAACTAATAAATCTGGTAACATATCACAATGGACAAATGATGCTGGTTACTTAACTTCGTTTACAGAAACAAACGACTTAACAGCTTCAGTAACTTGGGCAAATGTACCTGACGCAAATATAACTGAAAGTTCAGTAACGCAACACCAGGCAGCATTAAGTGTTACAGAATCACAAATTAGTGATTTACAGTCTTACATTACGGCTACAAGTACAGATACATTAACAAATAAAACAATTGACGCTTCTAGTAATACAATATCAAATATTGGAGACAGTCAATTAACAACAGGTATTGACGCTGCTAAGATTTCATCTGGATCAGTAAGTAATACTGAATTTGATTATTTAGATGGTGTTACATCAAGTATTCAAACACAAATAGACAACAGAGCAACAAAAGGTTTTGCTATTGCTATGGCAATTGCATTATAAATATATAAATAAGAGAGAGAAAACATGGCACAAAATTTTAGAAGATACACAGCAAGAAACGTTGGAACTTCAGCTACAACAGTATTTACAGCTGACAGTTATGACACAATAATCGGTATAGGATGCGCTAATATTACAACGGCTGAAATAAAAGTTGACGTTATATTAAATGACGCTGATTCTTCAAATGACGTGTACCTTGTTAAAGGTGCACCAATTCAAAGTGGTGGTGCTTTACAAGTAATAGATGGTGGGGCTAAATACGTAGTAAAAAGTGGAGACGTTTTAAAAGTCGTTTCTAATACTGCTAGTTCACTTGATGTTATTGTAAGTACAGTAGATGATATTTCAACATAAGGAAATTAAATGGCTTATATAGGAAACAACATAGATAGTAGTAAAGTCAGATTTGCTGAAATGAAGGCTACTTCTTTAGACAAATCAGCAGTACAAACAATTTATTTGAGTGGTGGTGAAGCTGGGGTTAATAATTCACCAGTAGATGCTTTTGGGATTTCTTTAGAACAAGTAATAACGGATTGTGAAAATCCAGGTTTCGATATTATTGATATGGGAACAATTGTTGCGGCAGTTGGAATAGTTGATTTTGGTTATATTTAAAAATTAAAAACAAAGGTAGTTAAACAACTTATTATTATAAATAATACAAGTTAGTTTGTTAAAAAAGGGAGAGAGCAACAATGCCAACAATTTTACAATTAAGAAGAGGTACTACTGCTGAAAACGATGCCTATACAGGTTCAGTCGGTGAATTAACAGTAGATACTACATTAAATAAACTTCGTTTACACGATGGATCTACTGCAGGTGGTGACACTATTGGAGATGGATCAGGAAATATTCAAATCGGTGTAACAGGAAATAACGAAATAGATACATCATCAGGAAATCTTACTATAGATTCAGCTGGTGGTACAGTTACAGTTGATGATAACTTAACAGTATCAGGTAACTTAACAGTATCAGGAACAACTACTACTGTAAACTCAACTACTATTGATGTACAAAATGCTTTAGTATTTGAAGGTAGTACAAGTGACGATAACGAATTAACTTTAACAGCAGGTGACCCTACTGCTGATAGAACAATTACTCTTCCAGACGCTACTGACACATTAGTTGGTAAAGCAACAACAGATACTTTAACAAACAAAACTTTAACAAGTGCTGTATTAAATACAAGTGTTTCAGGTACTGCTATATTAGATGAAGACAATATGGCATCTGACTCTGCTACACAACTTGCAACTCAACAATCTATTAAGGCATATGTTGACTCACAAGTTACAGCTCAAGATTTAGATGTTGCTGGTGATACTGGTACAGCTGCTATTGATTTAGATAGTGAAACATTTACAGTTGCTGGTGGAACTGGTATTAGTACTTCAGGTGCTACAAACACATTAACAATAAATTTAGATGACACAGCTGTTTCTGCTGGTGCTTATGGTTCTTCAACTGCAATTCCAACATTTACAGTTGACGCTCAAGGACGATTAACTGCTGCTGGTACAGCTGCCATATCTTCAAATATGTCAATTGCTGGTGATAGTGGTACAGACACAATCACAGTTGGTACAGATACTTTCACAATTGCTGGTGGTGCTGGATTAACATCAACTGCTACAACAGATACAATTACTTTAAACATTGATAGTACTGTTGCAACATTAACTGGTTCTCAAACACTTACAAACAAAACAATCAATAGTGCTTCAAACACAATTACAATTACTGAATCTAATATATCAGATTTAGGTTCTTATATTACAGCTAGTTCTACTGAAACATTAACTAATAAAACTATTGATAGTGCTTCAAACACTTTAACATTAGATTTATCTGAAGGTACTTTAACTGGTACAACAGCACAATTTAATAGTGCATTAAGTGATGGTTCATTTGCTACATTGGCTGGTACTGAAACATTAACTAATAAAACTTTAACTAGTCCAACAATCACAGGTACAGGTGCTATCGCTGGTACATTTACTGGTGATGTTACAGGTAATGCCGATACGGCAACTGCATTAGAAACTGCTAGAACAATTGCTGGTCAATCGTTTGATGGTAGCGCTAATATAACAATTGCTTCAACAGATTTATCAAACACAAGTGATGTTGTATTATTAACATCAACTCAAACGTTAACAAACAAAACTTTAACCAGTCCTACAATCACAGGTACAGGTGCAATCGCAGGAACATTTACTGGTAATATTACTGGTGACGTTACAGGTAATGCTGACACAGCAACTACACTTGCAACTGCTAGATCAATTGCTGGTCAATCATTTGATGGTAGTGCTAATATTACAATTGCTGCTACAGATTTATCCGACACAGATCAAAGTTTATCTACTACAGATAATGTAACGTTTAATGATTTAACCGTTTCTGGTAATTTAACAGTAAGTGGTACTACAACATCAGTAAATACAGAAACTATAAATCTTGCTGATAACACTATTACTTTAAATAGTAATGAAGCAGGCACACCATCACAAGACGGTGGTATAGAGATTGAACGAGGAACATCTACAAATAAAACTTTAGTTTGGAACGAAACAGATGATAAATGGACTGTTGGTTCAGAAACATTTGTAGCAGGAACATTTGAAGGTGCCTTAACAGGTAATGTTACAGGTAACGTAACAGGTGATGTTACAGGTAATGCCGATACGGCAACTGCATTAGAAACTGCTAGAACAATTGCTGGTCAATCGTTTGATGGTTCAGCAAATATAACTATCGCTTCAACAGATTTATCTAATACGTCAAATATAACTTTAAATGACGCAACACAAACCTTAACTAATAAAACATTAACGTCACCTACAATTACAGGTACGGGTACGATTGCTGGTACATTCACAGGTAATATTACTGGAGATGTAACAGGTAACGCTGACACAGCAACAACATTAGCAACGGCTAGAACAATCGCTGGTCAGTCATTTGATGGTAGTGCAGACATAACTATTGCTTCAACTGATTTATCAGATACAGCTGATATTGCGTTACTGACTGCTACACAGACTTTGACAAACAAAACAATTGCTGCTGGATCAAACACGATTTCAGGCCTTACATCTTCACACTTTGCTAGTGCTGTTACATTAGTAATTAATGATTCAACTGGATCTGCTGTTAAGACAATTGTTGGTTCTGCAAGTTAATAATCAATTAATCTAAACCGATTTTTAGACACACCATAATTGCGTCTTTGCAACGCCTAATAATCGTATAAATAGTATAAAAGGATTAGTATGGCCAACCCAGCAACAAGAGAAGAATTAAAACAGTACGCTTTAAGAACATTAGGCAAGCCTGTCATTGAGATAAATGTAGATGACGATCAGGCTGAAGATAGAATAGATGAAGCGTTACAATATTTTGCTCAATATCATTATGATGGCGTTGAAAGAACATACCTTAAATATCAAGTAACTCAAGCAGACGTAGATAGAATTAAATCACCTACAGGTGATACTGCGTCAAGTGTTACTAAAAATTCAGTTACTACTGCATGGACTGAACAAAATAATTTCATAGTAGTACCAGAAGCTGTATTAGCAGTTACAAGAATATTCCCTCTATCAAATAGAGGTAATCAAAATATGTTTGATGTACGATATCAAATGAGATTAAATGATCTATATGATTTTTCATCTACTTCAATTATTCATTATGAAATGGTAATGAAACATTTAGATTTTTTAGACCACATATTAGTAGGTGAAAAACCTATTAGATTTAATCAATACAATAACAAATTATTTGTAGATATGGATTGGAAAACAGATATATCAGTAGGTGAGTATCTTGTTATTGAATGTTTTAGAAAATTAGACCCTACGGTTATGACAGACGTTTATAACGACATATACTTAAAAAGATATGTTACTGCATTACTTAAAAGACAATGGGGTGCGAATCTATCAAAATTTAATGGTGTTACTATGATTGGTGGTGTAACACTAAATGGTCAACAAATATTTTCAGAAGCTTTAGAAGATATAAGAAAATTAGAAGAAGAAATAAGAGGCACATACGAAACGCCTGTAACGTATATGATAGGATAAAACCATGCCAGTTAATCATTATTTTCAAGGTGGCAATGGTATAGGAAATGACTCTGAAAAAAGATTACACGAAGATTTAATCATAGAAGGTCTAAAAATTTACGGCCACGATTGTTACTATTTACCAAGAACACTTGTTAACCACGATTTAGTTTTAGGAGAAGATGTCCTATCTAAATTTGATCAATCATATATGTTAGAAATGTATATTGAAACAACTGAAGGATTTGCAGGTGAACAAGAATTAGTATCTAAATTTGGTTTAGAAATTAGAGAAGATACAACATTTATGATTTCTAAACGTAGATGGCAAAATCAAGTTGATAGTACAGCTACATTAATCAAAACAGGAAGACCAAACGAAGGTGATTTAGTTTATGTACCTTTAATGAACAGTTTTTTTGAAATACAGTTTGTTGAAGACCAAGAGCCATTTTTTCAATTAGGCAATTTGCCAGTTTATAAATTAAAAACAACTAGATTTGAATATAGTTCAGAAAAATTAAACACTGGTGTGCCAGAAATTGACGTTGCTGAAGATAGATTATCTATAGACCAATTACAACATCAATTAACATTAGAAGATGGTGGTGGTATCATGTTAGAGGATTCTGATACTACATTAAACACTATAAACTTCTTATTGACAGAAACACACGAAGATAAAAATCTTGCAACACAAACTAGAGATTATGCTGATAACGCCACGTACAATGCTGACGCTGGGTTTGATACTGCTAGTACAGGTGATGACATATTAGACTTTACAGAAAGAAACCCTTTCGGAGAGGTTGATGAAACATAATGTTTGGAAAACAATTTTACCACGAATCATTAAGAAAAATTGTTGTATCATTTGGTACAATATTCAATAACATTATCATTGTAAGAAAAGATGGTGATGGTGGTACAATACAAAGATTAAAAGTACCTCTTGCATATTCGCCTAAAGAAAAGTTTTTAACAAGATTAGAACAACAACCTAATTTAGATCAAAGAGAAATGGCAATGTCATTACCTCGTATGGGTTTTGAAATTGCTGGTTTGTCTTATGACTCATCTCGTAAGTTACAAAGAGTTGGTAAGTTTAAAAATGTAAATACTTCAGACGCAACTAAACAATATTATCAATACAATCCTGTACCTTACAATTTGTCATTTAACTTATATTCATTTACAGCAACTGCTGAAGATGGTCTATGTATTATAGAACAAATACTACCATACTTTCAACCAGACTATACAGTTACAGTAAATGCAATACCAAGTATGGGTATAAAAAGAGATGTACCGATAACACTAAATAGTGTTGATTATCAGGATACATATGATGGTTCATTTACACAAAGAAGAGCTGTAAACTATACATTAAACTTTACAGCAAAAACTTATCTATATGGCCCTATATATTCTAGTAAAGTTATTAAAACTGCTCAAACAGATTTATATAACGACACAGGCACTAGTGCAGAAAAAGAAGAAAGAATTGTTGTAGTTCCTAATCCGACAACTGCTGACGCTGATGATGATTTTGGATTTACAACAACTATAACGAATTATTAATTATGACTATAGATGAAAAAATAAACGAAGCTCTTGGTATCTCTAACGAGAAAATACTAACTAAAGCTGTTGTCAAAAAAGAATATACACCTCCTGTACCTAGGTTAGAAGATAAAAATAAAGAAGATGTGGACAATGATTACAAGTATAGTAGAGAAAACTATTACAATCTTATAGAACGAGGCCAAGACGCAATTCAAGGCATACTTGATATTGCAAACGAAAGTCAACACCCTAGAGCATACGAAGTTGCAGGTAACTTAATTAAACAAGTTGCTGACACAGTTGATAAGTTACAAGACTTGCAAGGTAAATTAAAAAATCTAAAAGACGTTCCAAATAAAACATCTACAAATATTAAACAAGCATTATTTGTTGGTTCTTCAGCAGAGTTACATAAAATGTTAAAGAATAAAAATAAAGATATTGAAAGTGAAGAAGACAAAGATTTTAAAAAGGTAAATCCTAATGACTGAAGCATATCTAGGTAACCCTAACCTATATAAAGCAAATCTACAACAAAGTTACACCGAAGATCAAGTAAGAGAGATTGCAAAGTGCATGGATGATCCTATACACTTTATAAAAACATATACTAGAATTGTAAATATTGATGAAGGTCTAGTACCTTTTAATATGTATGGTTTTCAGGAAAAAATGGTTAAGACATTCCATGAAAATCGTTTTTCTATTTGTAAACTACCAAGACAGTCAGGTAAGTCAACAACAATTATTGCATATCTATTACATCAAGTTATATTTAACGATAATATAAATGTGGCCATACTTGCCAACAAAAGTTCTACTGCTAGAGATTTATTAGGTAGACTTCAACTTGCATATGAAAACTTACCTAAATGGTTACAACAAGGTGTCTTAAACTGGAACAAAGGTTCACTTGAATTAGAAAACGGTTCAAAGATACTTGCAGCTGCAACATCAAGTTCCGCTATTCGAGGTGGTTCATTTAATATCATATTCCTTGATGAGTTTGCTTTCATACCTAATAACATATCTGAGCAATTTTTTAGTTCAGTATATCCTACAATTTCTTCTGGTAAATCTTCTAAAGTTATGATTGTATCTACACCACATGGTATGAATATGTTTTATAAACTGTGGAATGACGCAATACATGGAAGAAACGATTATAAACCTATTGAAGTACATTGGTCAGAGGTACCTGGTAGAGATGATAAGTGGAAAGAAGAAACAATTAGAAACACAAGTGAGGCACAATTTGCTACAGAGTTTGAGTGTGAGTTTGTAGGTTCAGTAGATACATTAATCAATCCATCTAAATTACGAAACTTATCACACAATACACCACTAGTATCTAACGAAGGTTTAGATATGTACGAAAGAGCAGAAAAAGGTAAAGATTATGTTATGACAGTTGACGTAGCACGTGGTACTGTAAGAGATTATTCTGCCTTTACTGTATTTGATGTAACACAAATGCCATATAAGTTGGTTGCAAAATTTAGAGATAACGAAATTAAACCTATATTATTTCCTCATACTATTGAGAAAGTCGCAAGAGCATATAACAATGCTCATATATGTGTTGAAGTAAATGATCTAGGACATCAAATAGCAGACGCTTTACAGTTTGAATTAGAATACACAAACTTATTAATGTGTATGATGAAAGGTAGAGCAGGTCAGATATTAGGTGGTGGTTTCAGTAAAAGAGGTACGCAATTAGGTGTACGTATGACCAAACAAGTAAAACGTATAGGTTGTTCTAACTTAAAATCATTGTTAGAAGGCGACAAGATATTGATAAATGATTTTCATACAATACAAGAGTTATCAACATTTGTAAGAAGAGGATCAGGTTGGCAAGCAGAGGAAGGTTCTAATGACGATTTAGTTATGTGTTGCGTTATATTTGCATGGATAACAAATCAAAGATATTTCAAAGAAATGACAGACCAAGATGTACGTGCTAGAATGTATGAAGAACAACAAAACGCAATAGAACAAGATATGGCACCCTTTGGTTTCATGGACAATGGTATGGAAGAAGAATATCAACAAGATGATAGTGGCGAAGTATGGCGGCCAGTTACCGTACGAAAAGGTGAGATATTATAAATATAAACGAGATTAATGATACCTATTAGCTAATAAGAGGAGAACAAACATATGGCATTTCAAGTTTCACCAGGTGTTCTCGTACAAGAGAGGGATTTAACAAACGTAATCCCAGCAGTGGCAACTACGATCGGTGCCGTTGCAGGACAATTCAATCAAGGACCTATGGACGAAGTTACGTCTATTAGTTCGGAGAAAGAATTAGTAGAAACGTTTGGTAAACCTGACTCTACAAACTTTGAATTTTGGTTTAGTGCTGCAAGTTTCTTGCAATACTCATCAAGTTTAAGGGTAGTACGAGCTGCAAACACTTCAAGTGTTAACGCTGTTGTATCTGGATCAGCATTAAGAATTAAGAACACAGATCATTATCAAAACGGTGACGGAAGTACAGGACCTTATAACGATGGTTCGGCTAACGTTGGCGAATGGGCTGCAAGAACAGCAGGCGCATGGGGTAATAACTTAAAAGTTTCAGTATGTCCGAGTGCAACGGCATATGAAACAGTAAATAAAACAACAACAAATGACGCTTCAACAGCAGTTGGAGATACAACTATCGTATTAACTTCAGGAACTGATTTTAATGTAGGTGATATTGTAAACTTCGGCGAGTCAGGTGGACATGAATATAGAGTTACAGATGTTTCAACAGACACTTTAACTTTTGTAAGACATCCATCAGGCACAGGCGGACTACACACAGCTGTTGCAAACGGTTCACAAGTAAGAAGAAGATGGCAATACTACGATCTAGTAGATAAAGCGCCAGGAACATCAACATACGCTTCTAATAGAAGTGGTGTAAATGACGAAATGCACATAGTAGTCGTTGATGAAGACGGTGGTATTACAGGTACTGCTGGTGAAGTTTTAGAAGTTTATGATTCAGTATCAAAAGGATCAGACGCTAAAACAGCACAAGGCGATACTAACTACTACGTTGACGTACTTTACAACCAATCAGAATACATCTATTGGATGGATCACGTTGCGACAGGAACAAATTGGGGTAGTGCAGTTGCAGGAATAACATTTACTGCTCTGTCAGCACCTTTTACTAGATCACTTATAGATGGTGCAGATGGTTCAACAGTAAGTACTGCTGAATTAAAAGCTGCTTACGAAAAATACAATGACGCTGATACTGTAGATGTTAACTTAATCATCGCTGGTAAAGGTGACGCTACACACATTGATAACTTAATTACAATCGCTGAAAACAGAAAAGACGCAATAGTATTTGTTTCTCCTGAAAGAACGGATGTAGTTAATGTTTCAAATAGTACTACTCAAACAACTAACGTAAAAAGTTTCTTTGACAGTATTAGATCATCATCATACGTTGTATTTGATAGTGGTTACAAATATACATACGACAAATATAATGACGTATTCAGATATGTTCCTTTAAATGGTGACATTGCTGGATTAGCTGCAAGAACAGACTTAATCGCAGACTCATGGTTCTCACCTGCTGGTTTCAACAGAGGAGTAATTAGAGGTGCAGTTAAACTTGCTTACAATCCAACACAAGGACAAAGAGATGAATTGTACAGAGCGAGAGTAAACCCAGTTGTAACATTACCAGGACAAGGTACTTTATTGTTTGGTGATAAAACTGGATTATCAACGCCGAGTGCTTTTGATAGAATAAACGTAAGAAGATTGTTTATTACTTTGGAGAAGGCAATATCAACAGCTTCTAAATTTCAACTATTTGAATTTAATGACGAGTTTACAAGAGCTCAATTTAGAAACATAGTTGAACCATTCCTAAGAGATGTACAAGGTAGAAGGGGTGTTACAGACTTTAGAGTAGTTTGTGATTCTTCTAATAACACTGCTAATGTCATTGATAGTAATGAGTTTAGAGCTGATATATTTGTTAAACCAAATAGATCAATCAACTTTATACAACTACAATTCGTTGCGACACGATCAGGCGCCGCATTTGAAGAAGTGGTAGGAGGATAAACACATGCCAAATATAAATGACTTTAAAGCTAAGTTAAGAGGCGGTGGAGCTCGTGCCAATCAGTTTAGAGTAACAATGCCTTTTCCTGGTTTTGCTGCTGTAGGTGGTGAAACAGAAACTATGAGTTTCTTAACTACATCTACATCTTTACCAGGAATGACTGTAACGGAAGTTGCAATACCATTTAGAGGTAGGGAGTTATATGTTGCAGGTGATAGAACATTTGCTACATGGACTACAACTATTCTAAATGATACTAACTTCTTAATACGTAACGCTTACGAAAGATGGTTAAACGGTATCAACAATATGTCAGATAACGAGGGGTTAGTAAATCCTGTTGATTATCAAGTTGACGCATTTGTAGATCAGTTAGACCGAAATGGTAACGTGATTAAATCATACACATTCAGAGGAATGTTTCCAACAACTCTGGATGATATTGCTCTATCGTATAGTGATAACAACTCCGTAGAGAGTTTTACTGCTACACATAGATACCAATACTTTGAAACAAACACTACTACTTAATACCGTTATAAGTATTAATAGTAATAGGAGAAATTAAATTATGGCTGAACTGTTTGGGTTTAAGATAGAGCGTTTAAAAGACGCTACAACCGATCCAAGACAAAATATAGTTCCACCTCAAGCGGAAGACGGTACACAAACCGTCCCCGCTGGTGGGTTTTTTGCGTCTTATGGCGGATTTGATGTAACGGCTAGAAACGAGCTAGACTTAATAAGAAGATATAGAGAAGTATCACTTCATCCCGAGTGTGACCTTGCAATAGAGGATATCATATCTGAAGCAATCGTATCAAATGAAAATCAACAATCTGTACAATTAGATTTAAGTAAAATTGAGTACAGCGAATCTATCAAAAAGAAAATAAGAGAATCATTCCATGAAGTATTAAAGTTATTAAACTTTGATATAAAAGGCCACGACATCTTTAGAAGATGGTACGTAGATGGTAGATTATACTATCATAAAATTATAGACAAAGATAGTCCTAGGCTAGGAATTACAGAATTAAGATATATAGACCCTCGGAAAATCAAAAAGATTAGAGAGGTTAGAAAGCAAAGAACAGATGGTATGCCTTCTTCATTTGCTTTTGAAAACAAATTCCAAGAATATTATATATTCAACGAAAGAGGAATACACCCGACTGCTACATCTAACGCAGGTGGGTTAAGAATAGCACCAGATGCTATTTCGTTTTGTCCGTCTGGTTTAATAGATCAGCAGGCAAATCAAGTTTTATCTTATTTACACAAGGCAATTAAACCTGTCAATCAATTAAGAATGATTGAAGACGCTGTTGTAATATACAGAATTGCTCGTGCACCAGAAAGAAGAATATTCTATATTGATGTAGGTAACTTACCTAAAATTAAGGCTGAACAATATTTAAGAGATGTTATGGCTAGATATAGAAACAAACTTGTATATGACGCAAGTACAGGTGAAATTAAAGACGATAGAAATCAGATGAGTATGTTAGAAGACTTTTGGTTACCTCGTAGAGAAGGTGGGAGAGGAACTGAAATTACTACATTACCTGGTGGTCAAAACTTAGGTGAAATACAAGATATAGAATACTTCCAAAAGAAACTATATCGTTCTCTTAATATACCAATTAGTAGATTAGAAGGTGGTCAAGGATTTAATCTAGGTCGTGCAGCTGAAATTAGTAGAGATGAAGTTAAGTTTACTAAATTTGTAGGCAGACTACGTAAAAAATTCTGTATGCTTTTCCATGATCTATTAAAAACACAATTAATATTAAAAGGTGTTATTGCTCCAGAAGAATGGGACAGTATGCAAGGCGATATTACATATTCTTTCTTACAAGATGGTTACTTTGCTGAATTAAAACACAGCGAAATGATGAGAGAAAGAGTTATGCTCGCTCAACAACTAGAAGGGTATGTTGGTAGATATTTCTCTAATGAGTATATACGAACCAAGATATTAAAACAAAATGAAACAGAAATTGATGAAATTGATAAACAAATTAAAGAAGAAGGTTCTGAAGGACAAGCCGAAGAAGTCCCAGCCATCACGCCTAAAAAAGAAACGAATGGCAGTAAAGAAAAAGAACCAACATTAAAACCAAAAGAAGGAGAAAAAGATGTCGGAAGAAGTAATTAGATATGGTGCTGGTGGCGTTCCTTACGTAAAGAAAACAGAAGCACCTAAGGAAGAAGTTAAAGAAGAAGTAATATCTGAAATTTTAACAAAGAATCCTAACAAAGAAAAAAAATCTGAAACTACTAAAGAAAAAAAGTAATAGGAGATAAATAATATTATGAGTAAAGAAAATTTAAACAAGTTTGTTAATTCACTACAACAAGGTGACGCTAAACAGGCAGGAGATGACTTAAAAAATGCTCTTGCAGATAAAGTTAGTGCAGCCTTAGATGACGCTAAAGTTGATGTGGCAAAGTCAGTATTTACAGGACAACAAGGCGCAGACGCTCCAGAAGCGAATGTGTTTAGTGGTAATGATATAAGTGCTGAAACTCCTGCACCAGAGGTAGCTAGTGATGAAGTGGCTCAGTAATTTTATCAAAGATAATATAACTGAAGGCAACGATTATAAGCGTACTAGACAGTACAACAAACTCACGCCTAAAATGAAGCGTGCTGTAGATATGATATTCAGAGCTGCTGATAAAGACGCAGATGTAATATCTAATTTTGAAAAAAATGTCAATACAGCTGCAAAACAATTTGGTGTAAGTAAACAAGATTTAATGACGTATTTTGATAAAGAAACGTTAACAATTTTAAGGAGATAGAAATGGGAACATTTATAATAAAAGGAACCGCTATTGAAGGTACATTGACTGATAATTCAATCGACAATTCACCTTTTGTAAGAGTAGTTGCTACTGCTGCTACAAATACTATTACAGTAAAAGATGGCAGTACTACTTTAGGTACAACTTTATTACATTCTGCTGGCGATGAAATTACGATAGAAAAACATCCTAAACATACAATTTCATCAAGTGATGATATAAGTGCTACTGCTGTAGGCGTAGGACACTAACATGGCTGATACAGTATCTACACAAACATTAACAGATACGACAGGCGTAAAGTTTGCCGTTAAGATGACTAACTTTTCTGACGGTACAGGTGAAACTTTAGTTAAAAAAGTTGACGCTAGCGAAACAACTTTTATGACTGAAGACGGTAATCGTAAAATATCAAAAATCTTTTATTCAATAAACACTGCTAATCCTAAATCAGCAGTTGAATTGATATGGGATGGTACAGATAATGCAACGGCAGTTTTGTTGTCTGGTCAAGGTTTTTGGGACTTACGTGCCGATGGAAACGAGATTTTAAACAACGCAACAACACCTACAGGTGATGTTTTGCTTTCTACAAAAAACTTTGCAAACGGTGATAATTATACGATTTTAGTGGTTTTCAGATAGCAATTTGTATAAATATTAGAGAGAAATTAGAGATAGATACAAATGAAGTTAATTACCGAAGAAATATCAAACGCAGAATATATCGTAGAAGAAAAAAATGGTAAAAGAAATTATTCCATTAAAGGTATATTCATGCAATCAGACGTTAAGAATAGGAATGGAAGAATCTATCCTAAAGAAATCTTACAAAAAGAAGTTGTAAGATACAATAGAGAGTTCATCAATAAAAGCAGAGCATTCGGCGAACTTGGTCATCCTGATGGCCCGACAGTAAATTTAGAAAGAGTTTCGCATATGATTAAGGCTTTGTATCCAGAAGGCGCAAATTTTATAGGTGAAGCACGAGTTTTAGATACCCCATATGGAAAAATAGTGAAAAGTTTAATTGACGAGGGTGCAAAATTAGGTGTTTCAAGTAGAGGAATGGGTACACTTGCAAATGTAGGTGGTGCCAATGTAGTTAAAGACGATTTTTACCTTGCGACCGCGGCTGATATAGTCGCAGACCCAAGTGCTCCAGACGCTTTCGTAGAAGGCATTATGGAAGGCAAAGAGTGGGTTTGGAATAATGGGATTTTGAAAGAGCAAGAAGTAAACGAATTAAAGTTACAAGTAGAAAGTAAAGAGAGAATGGCAAGAGCAGAAAAGAATGCTCAAGTATTCGAATCTTTTCTTAAAAAACTGTAATTTTATAAATAGTAATTGACTCATTCCGAGAGGATTGGTGCATTTATTTTACAACAACAAGAAAAACTATTGAGGAGATAGAACGATGGCTGACAATACTGTGGCAGATTTGCCAACAAAAAATGCAGCTCCAGCTGAACCAGCAAAGTCGTTACAGGCAACTGTACAACAAGTGATGAATAAAGCAATCACTTCACCGACTGACGCAAAAGTAGATTTCGCACAAGGGGTTAACCACATTACAGGTGACCCACATCAAAAAAGTGCAGGTACAGCGGACGCAATGCCTACTCTCTCTGCTGAAAAAGAGCCTAAAAAAGATATTCAGGCTACTTACGAAGCTGATGAGAAAAAGGACGAAAAAGAAAAAGAAGATATGAAAGAAGCAGAACACTCTAAAGATGATGAGAAGAAAAAAGAAGATGTGAAAGAGGGTGAAATGCCAGCTGGTCTTAAAAAATACCTAGATAAAAAGGATGATAAAGAAGACGAGAAAAAAGAAGAAAAAGAAGACAAGAAAGACGTTAAAGAAGCTGAAGACAAAGAAGACGTTAAAGAATCTGAGTCAAAAGAAGATGAAAAGAAAAAAGAAGAGTCTTATGATGACAAGAAAAAAGACGTTAAAGAAGCAGAAGAAAAAGAAGATGAAAAAGAAGTGAAAAAAGAAATGTCTGCTAAAGATAAAGTAAAAGACATGGATATGAAAGAAGACGTTGCTGCTCTAACTGATGGTGAAGAACTATCGGAAGAGTTTAAACAAAAAGCTTCTACTATATTTGAAGCTGCTGTTAAAGCAAAACTTGTTGAAGAAATAGAAAATTTAGAGAGCGAATACGAAACTAAGGTTAATGAGAAAGTTGAAGAAACTAAATCAGAAATCGTAGAAAAAGTTGACGCTTACCTAAACTATGTTGTCGAGGAGTGGATGAAAGAAAACGAATTGGCAATAGAAAAAGGTTTAAGAGCTGAGATTACTGAAGATTTTATCGGTGGTCTTAAATCTTTATTTGAATCTCACTACATCAATGTTCCACAAGAGAAGTATGATGTGATTGAGGCTCAGACTGCTGAGATAGAGAAGTTAAAAGAAGAAGTTAACCAAACTATTGAGAAAAACGTTGAGTTAAATCAGGCAATCGGTCAACACGTAAGAGCAGATATTATCAATGATGTATCATCTGATCTTGCTGAAACTGAATCTGAAAAACTTAAAGGTTTAGCAGAAAGTATTGAATACAAAGACGCTGACAGTTTTAGAACAAGTATAGAAACATTAAAAAATTCTTACTTCCCTAAAACAAAAGCGAGTGATAACGAATCTAATGAAGTAGCAGAAAACAATGCTGGCTCTATGAATGAGTCAATGGCTGCATATACTGCTGCAATTAGTAAATCAAAGAAAAACCCATACGTAAAGTAAGGGTTAGTTAATTAACTAAAAAGAAGGAGAGATAGAAAAATGTTTTTATCTGAATCAATGCAAAACAAGTGGCAGCCCGTTTTAGACCATCCTGATCTTCCTGAGGTCAAAGATAGTTATAAAAGAGCCGTTACTTCAATGATATTAGAGAACCAAGAAAAGTCGCTTAAAGAAGACGCTGCTTTCTTATCAGAAGCTGCGCCAACTAACGCAACAGGTTCTTCAATACAAAACTGGAATCCTATTTTAATTAGCTTAGTAAGAAGAGCAATGCCTAACCTTATCGCATACGATATCGCTGGTGTTCAACCTATGTCAGGCCCAACTGGTCTGATCTTCGCAATGAGAAGCAGATATGCCTCTCAAAGTGGTGGTGAAGCTCTTTTTGACGAAGCTGATACAGACTTTAGTGGTAGAAATGCTGCTGGATCATCTGTAAATGCTAAAACAGGCCCAGCACAAACTGGTGAAAACCCAGCTGTTCTTAATGACTCAATCGGTACTTCTACTGGTTACACAACTGGTACTGGTATGACTACTGACTATGCTGAAGCACTAGGTGATGCTTCCACTAACGCATTTGCTGAAATGGCATTCTCAATTGAGAAGTCAACGGTAACTGCGAAAAGCAGAGCATTAAAGGCTGAGTACACTATGGAATTAGCACAGGACCTTAAAGCAATTCACGGCTTAGACGCTGAAACTGAATTGTCTAACATATTATCTGCTGAAATCTTAGCTGAGATCAACAGAGAAGTAGTTAGAACAGTTTATAGAACTGCTGAAGTAGGTGCTGCTGATAATGACAACTCACACGCTGCAATTAACACAACAACTGCTGGTATATTTGACCTTGACACAGACTCTAATGGTAGATGGTCTGTTGAAAGATTCAAAGGTCTTATGTTCCAACTAGAGAGAGATGCAAACACAATCGCTCAGAGAACCAGAAGAGGAAAAGGTAACATGATTATCTGTTCTTCAGATGTTGCCTCTGCATTACAAATGGCGGGTGTTTTGGATTACACTCCTGCATTAAACAACAACTTAAACATTGACGATACTGGTAATACTTTTGCTGGTGTATTAAATGGTAAGTACAAAGTTTACATTGACCCATATGCTGCTAACATGGCAAGCAATGCGTCACCTACTAAACAGTACTACGTTGTTGGTTACAAAGGAACTTCTCCATACGACGCTGGTTTATTCTATTGTCCGTATGTACCTCTACAAATGGTTAGAGCAGTAGGTCAGGATAACTTCCAACCGAAAATCGGTTTCAAAACTAGATACGGTATGGTTGCTAATCCATTTGCTGGTGCTTCTGCGTCAGGAAATATTACTGCTGACGGTGTTGGTGCAATCAACGCTAACAGATACTACAGACGTGTTCAAGTTACGAACATCATGTAATATTTGTTGAGAAACAAATTTAAGAAGGGCGCTTCGGCGCCCTTTTTTTTTAGCATAAATAAAAGTAGATTATGTTTTATACTGAAAGAATAACAATTTATAAAGAAATACCCATGTTGAAAAAAACACCATTTAAAGAGCTTCTAGGAATATTAGTAGTAGGTAGTATTATTACGTTATTAGCATTAGGTCTTAATTATTTAAATCCTAAGCCAAATGTATTAGAAGAATTAGAAGAAAAAATTAAAAAAGTAGAACAAAAAGAAATTGTTTTAACTGAACCTGAAAAACAACTAGAAAAACAAGCTACAGAAAAAGAATGGCAAGAAGTAGATAAACAAACAGATAAATAGCTGTATGACAGTAACAAACTCATACACTAGACAACCAACTAAACTGGACTATGCTAGTCCTACACAGTTTAAGTTTTCTATAATCAAGTTACCTAAAGTAGAATATTTTTGTACTACAGCAAATGTGCCTGGTATTACACTAGGTTCATCAGCACAAGCTACACCTTTTAAAGATATACCTATACCTGGTGATAAACTAGATTACGATACATTAAACATACAGTTTTTAGTAGATGAAAATTTAGAAAACTATAGAGAGATACATGGTTGGATGACTGGTCTTGGATTTCCTAAAGATCATTCACAATTTAGATCATTACAGGCTGCAGGATCAGACAGATATCCTACAACAACAAGCGAAACTTACAATAAAGAATTGGGACAAGTTGTAAAACAAACTTCAGATGATGGTGGTTTGTATTCAGACGCTACATTGTTTATATTAACAAGTAAAAACAATTCAAATATAGAAGTACGTTTTAGAGATATTTACCCAATATCATTATCTGGTTTAGATTACAATCAACAAGCAACAGATGTAAATTACTTAACAGCAAGTGTAACGTTTCAATATAAACTTTATGAGTTTGCTAATGTAAGTGGTAGTGACACATTAGAAACAACTACTTAATTATAACATATATAATATTATGACAGTACGTGTAAGACCTAGAGATTTAAAACTTCCCGAATATATGACAAGAGGTGGTCCAGGCGACCTATCAATGCCAGGTAACGTCAACACTACAGAATGGTGGCGACCTGAAAACATGTCAGAGCTTGGCAAAAAGAAAGCTGCTGAAAAAGGATCAATAGTAGAACAAGCAAAAAGTAAAGAAATATTTTGGTGTGGTATACCTTTTACACAATTATATAACGAAATAGATGGTAGATATCAAGCGTGTTGTTTTGCAGAACCTGATAAAGTTAGTACCATAAAAAATACTTCTTTAAAAGATTGGATGCACAAAAGTGCTTATATGAATGTATTGAGAAAAGAAATGACAACACCTATAAAGGAACAAAAAGATCCTTTAAAATGGACTAAAAAACTTTGTACAAGATGTGTTACAGATGAAGAAAAATATGGCAGATCCAGAAGAACAAATTGTTTAAAAATTCACACAAATAATCATTGGTTCTGGGACGACATTGAGCACATAGCAGATAGATTTAGAAAAACAGGTGAATATAAACTTGATAGAAGGGTATTAGAAATACAATTAAAGATATATGGCTCAGAGTGTAATTTAGATTGTTTTATGTGTCTTCATGCTAACTCAACTACAAGAATGAAAGTAGCAGAAAGTGGTGTATGGAACAATGAAATATGGACTGAAGAAAACGCAGGTGTTGGTATACAAGAATCAAACGAATTAAAATCAAAATATAAATTAGTAGGTAAAAAACTAAAGAAAGTATTAGAAGATAATACTCCAGGTTCTATAGAACAAATATTAGAATTAGCACCTTACACACGTAGTATAAAAATTATAGGTGGTGAACCACTTATTATGAAAAGACAATATGAGATGTTACAGGCCTTAATAGATAGTGGCGATTCAAAAGAAATTATTATAAAATTTCAAACAAACATGACAAAAATGGCAAGAGGTAAACATAATATGTTTAAGTATATACCCCATTTTAAACTTGTAACTATGGTTGGTTCTGTAGATGGTGTAGGTAAAACTATTGAGTATATGAGAAGAAGAACAGATTGGCCTGAACTAGTTGACAATATAGAAAAAATCAAAAAATATCCTAATGCAGTTGTAGATTTCAATGGTCTAGTTTCTTTTTTAAGTGTTATGAGATTTTATGAAGTTATAGATTGGTGCAAAGACAATCCTGTTATAGATCAAATCAATTGGGCTATGTTAGAAAACCCAAAACATTTTGCAGTACATAATTTACCTAAAAAAATAAAAGATGATTTAATAATAAAATATTCAAAGTTTCCCGATATTGTAGCTGCATTAGAAAAGAAACCTGATTCAGATGTAAATATACAAGATACATTTCAATACTTGTTGCAACAAGACAGGTACTATGTAGGCACTAAATGGGAATCACATTTGTTTGATGTATTTCCTGAACTAGAAGAATTTTACGACCCTAACTATAAGTCACCAAACGAGTTAGATAGAAGGATGCAAACGGAATTAAAAAAAGGTATTGATAAGGCATATGAAATCCCAGACTTATTAACTTAATATATACTATAACAATATAATGGAGATATTATGACATTTGACGAACTACAGGCACTCGCCGATGAAGACCTAAAAATAAATGATACTGAACTTGATTTAGAATCATTAAAAACACCACAACTACACAACAAGTATATGAAGTTTCATAATCAATATACTAATCTATTGAAGAAGGCTGAGCAAGACTTGGCAAGATTAACAAGAGAAAAATGGGAATACTATACAGGCAAGGCAGACCCTAGTGTGTATCAAGTAAAACCTTTTAATTTAAAAATATTAAAACAAGATGTTGACAAATATCTTAAATCAGATGATGAACTTATTAAGTTAGATCAAAAAGTAACTTATATACAAAGTGTTGTTGACTACCTAGATAGAACAGTTAAGATTATTTCTAATCGTGGTTTTCAAATAAAGAACGCTATAGACTGGCGTAAGTTTACATCTGGCGTAATCTAAAATGCAAAACATCATAGTTGACAAGGTCAATGACGTGTACCTACGTATTGACGCAGACGCAAGCATCCGTAGAGAGTTATCAGATTATTTCTCGTTTGAAGTACCTGGTTACAAGTTTACACCTCAATTTCGTAATAGAGTTTGGGATGGTAAAATACGGTTATACTCGTATGCTACAGGTCAATTATATGTTGGATTATATCCTTATCTAAAAGACTGGTGTAAGAAGAAAGATGTACATATAGTCGAATCTAGTGAAATCCTTGCACATAGCAACGTCACAGCCGCCGATATAGACGGCTTAATCAAGTCTTACGATCTGTCTATCACTCCGAGGGACTATCAAATTAAGGCTTTTAAGTTTGCATTAGAATATGAAAGAGGTCTAGTTTTATCTCCGACTGCCTCTGGTAAATCACTTATTATATACATGCTTGTCAGGCACTATATGAATATGATAAACAACAATATTCTAATCATTGTGCCAACAACATCATTAGTAGAACAATTATACAAAGATTTTAAAGACTATGGTTTTGATGTAGAAACAAATGTCAGTAGAAAATATCATGGTTATGATATAGATGAAGATAAACGTATAGTAGTATCAACATGGCAATCACTATACAAAATGCCTAAACAATTTTTTGAAGACTATGGTGCAGTTATAGGTGACGAGGCACACTTATTTAAGGCTGTATCATTGACAAAGATAATGACTAAACTAACAGATTGTAAATATAGAATAGGTCTTACAGGTACGTTAGATGATAGTAAAACACACAAGTTAGTATTGACAGGTCTATTTGGTATGGTCAACAAGGTTGTATCTACTTCAGAATTGATTGAAAGAAAACAACTTGCAAATCTAAAAATAAAATGTCTGAACTTAAAGTATCCTGAAACAGAAGCTAAAAAAGTATATGGTGTAAAATACTTTGAAGAACTAGAATACTTAACTCAAAATAATGCTCGTAATAAATACATACGAAATCTAACCTTAGCACTTAATGGTAATACATTGTGTCTATTTCAACTTGTTGAAAAACACGGAGAGATTTTATATAAATTAATTAAAGAAAAAGTAGACCCAAAGCGAAAAGTGTTTTTCGTTTATGGGGGAACTGAAACAAATGATAGAGAAAAAATCAGAGCCATTACAGAAAAGTCGGATAACGCAATTATTATCGCTTCTTTCGGCACCTTTAGCACTGGTATCAATATTCGTAATTTACACAATATTGTTTTTAGTAGCCCTAGTAAATCACCTATAAGAATATTACAATCTATAGGACGTGGGCTTCGTGTCGGCGATAAGAAACAGTCTGCTACAGTCTATGATATTTCAGACGACCTTACATACAAAGATAAAAAGAACTTCACATTAACACACTTTCAGGAAAGAGTTAACATCTATAATAGAGAAGGCTTTGACTATGAAATACACAGCGTGGATTTAAAATGATTTCAGACGAAGACTTTAAGTTTTTATTACAAGAAAGCAATGGCTGTAAAAAGGCATTAGAGATAGGTACAGGTACGGGCAAAAGTTCCGCAGCTTTAAAACTAAATTGTGAGGTGTACTCCATTGACAGAAACGATATATTTGAATATAATATAGATATAAACAGATTTATATGTGAAAGCAAAGATTATTGGAATGACTATCTACATTATGACTTTGATTTTGTTTTCATTGATGGCTCTATAGGTAAAGGTGATTGTGAAGAAATACTTAAACGTACAAAGGACTCTTTTAAAATTGTATTCCATGATTACATACCAGGTGAAAAAGATAAGAATACAAACAAAGGTTATTATAATATGAAGGCTTTTAAACAATGTGCTATAGAACAATACGATATAATTCAACATACTGGCGGCTCTCATTGTGCCATACTAACGCTTAAGAAAGATAAATAGTTATATGATTAATCGTACTGAAGATAAACAGGTTAAGATAATCAGACTGGTTTCTGGAGAGGAAATCTGTTGTAAGTTTCCTTTACATAAAAATCAACTACCTGAAAACTCTAAACTATTAAGGTTACAAGAACCTATGCTAATCAAATACGTACCTCGTATTACTGAACAAGGTATATCTGATTATATTGCACTAGTAAAATGGGTTGGTTTTACAGATGAGAAAATAGTTACTATTCCTGTTGATAAAATTATTACAATATGCAATGCCACACCAGCATTTACTAAAAGATATAGTGATCTTTCACACTCACTAGAACACGCAAAACAGGCCTTACCAGGATTTATTGAAAGAGAAATGTCGGAAGAGGAGTTAGATAACGCCGCTTCCAATTATGAGAATGATATAACAAAAGATGATATAAAAGAAGTCGCTGACTTACTTAAAATGCCTTCAAAGAAGTTGCACTAGAGGGTAGCTAGGTATTCTCGGTAACAACCCACATGGGTATTATAACAACAGAATTAGATTATGTCAAGCACCAATGAAGATTAGATTTTACAAAAGACTAGATGGCATGAGATGGCTGGGTTTCATACTCGCTATGATAGGTGCCTACATACTCTCAAATGCAGACCCTAACACACAATGGGTGGGTTGGGCAATTGCTACAGTATCCTGTACAATATGGATATACATGGGCATAAAAGATAAAGATATACCTAGAGCATTAATGGAACTTATGTATTTACTGCTTGCTTTAAGAGCAATATATAACTGGATGATGTGATAGGTCCTTGACAATAACAAAGAATGTGATATAATTAAACTATGACTAAAACTAGAAAAAGATCAGCACATTATGTAGATAACAAAAAGTTTCTACAGGCGATGATAGAGTATAAGGATAAGTGTGATAAGGCAGAAAAAAGAAAAAGAAAAGCACCACCTGTCACTAATTACATAGGTGAATGTTTTTTAAAGATTGCGAATCACTTATCTTACAGACCTAATTTTATTAACTATACATTTAGAGATGATATGATTTCTGATGGTATAGAAAACTGTTTACAATATCTTAAAAACTTTAATCCTGCAAAGTCTAATAATCCTTTTGCTTACTTTACGCAAATAATATATTATGCTTTTATTAGAAGAATACAGAAAGAGAAAAAACAAACTAATATTAAATATAAAATGATAGAACAAGGAGGTATAGATGAATTTTCTGTACTACCTGGTGATACAAACAACGATTACAAAAACCAGTTTTTAGAATTTTTAAGAAAGAATAAACCATCAACTGAAGAACCACAAAAGAACGAAATTAAAATAAAGAAAAGAAAAAAAAGAACCTATACAAGTGTTTTAGACGTATAATGAAGATCGCACTATTGAATGATACACACTTCGGTGTTCGTAATGACAGCGAAGCGTTTAGAAAATATCAGCTTAGATTTTATAATGAAATCTTTTTTCCATACCTAAAAGAAAACAATATTAATACATTGGTACATTTAGGTGATGTTGTAGATAGAAGAAAGTTTATTAACTTTCAAACTGCTTCTATTTTTAGAGAACAATTTTGGGATAGATTATATAAAGAAAAGATTGATACACATATCATTATAGGTAACCACGATACCTATTTTAAAAATACAAACAACGTAAATGCTATAGAAAATCTATACTCATCATTTGATAAAGTACACGAACCATTTATCTATACTAAATCAACTGTTGTAGAGTTTGATGGTACACCTATATTATTTGTACCTTGGATTTGTGATGACAACTACGATCACTCTATGGAAACGTTAAGAACAGCAAAAGCAGAAATTGTAATGGGCCATTTAGAAGTCAAAGGTGTAGAAATGCAAAATGGCGTAATCAATGAACACGGTTTATCAAAATCAGATTTTAGTAGATATGATAGAGTAATATCAGGACACTTTCATAAACATACAGATGATGGTCAGATACACTACAATGGTGCTCAATATGAGATGACATGGTCAGATTACCAAGACCCTAAAGGTTTTCATATCTTTGATACAGAAACAAGAGAAATAGAAAGAGTTATTAACCCTCTAACTATACACAAAAAGATAATATATGATGATAAAAAACATGACTATAAAAATTTTGACATACAACCATACAACGAACACTTTATTAAATTAATCGTTTTACAGAAAACAGATAACGAGCTATTTGACAAATTTGTAGAAAGGTTGTATAATGAGATAAGTGTACATGATTTAAATATTGTAGAGGATTATTCTGATATTAAAGCTAGCGTAAGAGAAGACATATTAGAAATGGGCGAAGATACAGTTACATTCCTAAATAATTATGTAGATCAATTAGAAACAGATATAAACAAAACAAAGTTAAAGGAATACTTAAAGTCAATTTACATAGAAGCTAACGACAACAACGTATGATATATTTTAAAAAATTAAGATGGCGTAACTTTCTATCTACAGGTAATCAATTTATAGAAGTAGATTTAAGAAAGGCACCATCAACATTAATTATTGGTATGAACGGTGCAGGTAAATCAACTTTACTTGACGCATTATGTTTTGCTTTGTTTAATCGTGCCTTTAGAGATATAAAGAAAGAACAACTTGTAAATACTATCAATCAAAATGATTGTGAAATAGAAGTAGAATTTGAAACAAGCAACAAACAATACAAAGTAGTAAGAGGTATTAAACCTAATAAGTTTGAAGTTTATTGTAATGACGTATTGTTAAACCAAGACGCTTCTAATTTAGATTATCAAAATGCTTTAGAACAAACCATTTTAAAATGTAACTATCGTGCTTTCTGCCAGGTGGTCATCCTTGGATCAACATCATACGAACCATTTATGCACTTACGAGCAAGATATAGACGAGAGGTTGTAGAAGAAATATTAGACATAAGAGTATTCTCACATATGGATTTATTGTTAAGACAGAAACAAGGTGAGTTAAGTAAGGCTGTTATTGATGTAAAACATAGATATGATTTGATGACAGAAAAATACGAATTACAAAAGGCTCATTTTGAACAAATACAAAATAGAGATAATACAGATATAGAAGACCGTAGAAAACAACTAAAAGAAAACGAGCAAAGTAATTATGAATATAATCAAAAGTTACAAACACTAAACGAAAAAATTATATCCACAAAAGCAGAGATATGGGGTAGTGAAAAAGTACTTAAAAAAGAAAAAGAATTAGATAAGTTAGAAACAAAGATAGAACATAATTTAGAAACACATAAAAAAGATGTTAGTTTTTTTGAAACAAATGACAACTGTCCTACGTGTACACAACCTATCAATGAAAGATTCAAACAAACAAAAATTTACGAAGGTAGAAAAAAGATTAGCGAACTAGAAGACGGATTGCAGAAACTAACGGCCGAGATGGGGAAAACACAAGAACAAATTAAACAATACAAAGCAGTAGAAAAAAGATTAAATGATTTAGATATATCTGTTGCAAAAGTAAATACATCCATTTCAGAAATCAATAGACACTCAAATAGATTAGATACAGAAATTGCTAAATTTGAAAATGCTGATACTAATACAAACGTTATACAAAAAGAATTAGAACAAATAAAAGAAGACTTAAAATTAGTAAACGTAGAAAAACAAAAGGCTGTAGAAGAAAAAAAATATATTGATATTGCTAGAGAAATATTAAATGACACAGGTGTTAAGGCAAACATTATTAAGAAGTATCTGCCAATAATGAATAATTTAATTAATAAGTACTTACAATCTATGGACTTCTTTGTTAACTTTGAACTAGATGAAGAATTTAACGAAACAATAAAAAGTAGATATAGAGATACGTTTAATTATAATAGTTTTAGTGAAGGTGAGAAATTAAGAATAGACCTTGCGTTATTATTTACATGGCGTACAATTGCTAAAATGAAAAATAGTACAAATACAAATCTATTAATACTAGATGAAATATTTGATAGTAGTTTAGATGGTCAAGGTACCGAAGACTTCTTTAAAATACTTAAAACATTAACAAATGAAAATACATTTATTATATCTCACAAAGGCGATATACTATTTGATAAATTTACAAATATAATTAAGTTTGAAAAATACAAAAACTTTACAAGGATAGCAGCATGATATACACATTGTTACCACCAACAGCACCAGAGGTACTATCATCAATAGCACCGTTTGATATAGACACATTTAAAAAACAAGAAAAGATAAGTGTTACAGAATTTTGTAACAACATGTTTGAAACAATGAAAAACTATGGTGGTATAGGTCTATCAGCAAATCAAGTAGGCAAACCATATCGTATGTTTGTAATGGGTGATAATTTAAATATAAACAAAGGTCAGAAATGGGTATGTATCAATCCTGAAATTACAGACATGAGTAAAGAAACGATTAGATACAAAGAAGGTTGTTTAACTTTTCCTTTCTTATTTTTAGATATAGAAAGACCACAAAAAATAAAAGTTAAATACTTAAATGAACAACTAGAAACAGTAGAAGAACATTTTGATGGCATTGTAAGTAGATGTTATCAACACGAATTAGACCATATGCAAGGAACAGTATTTACAGAATTAGTTAGTAAATTAAAATTAAATATGGCTCTAAAAAAGAGAGATAAAGAAATAAAAAGGGTTACAAAGTTATGGAAAGAAAAATCTTAAAACAATTAGACCTACCTGAATATACACAACCACTTAATAGTGTTATAGAGTTTTTAGATAACTTAACGTATTCAGCAGTAAAAACAAAATACAACGCAAAAGGTAATTGGGATGCTGTATCAATCAGAGGATATAGTGACGATATAGGTAACATTTTAAAACCAGGTGTTCTAAAATCAGATGTAAAACCAGCAGAATTAAGATGGACTAAACTATATGAAGAACCTTTTTTATTACCTTTAAAAGAAATACTATCACATATACCAGCAGAGTTTGAACGTGTAAGAATTATGCGATTAAAAGCAGGTACAGATATTAAGAAACATACAGATAAGGTAGATAAAGAAATTAAAGCAGGTAAAATTGTTAGATTACATGTACCATTAAGAACAAACGAACATGTACATTTTTACCTATGGGAAGGCAAGAAACAAAATCATTATAATTTAGATGTTGGTAAATACTACTATGTAGATGTATCTAAAGCACATGCCGTACAAAATAAAGCAATTTTTGATAGACTACATTTAGTAGTAGATTGTTATAATAATCCTAGATTAGAAAACTTACTAAAACAAGGAGATGAAGTAGAAGATGATATTTGCAGTCCCATCGGATTTTGATAAAGTAAAATCTATATTCTATAGTCACAAAAAGTGGTTTCCTCATGTACGTACAGACTACATGAAGCGTATGATCGCTAATAAAAAACTAATTTTAGAAGACGGCATACTTATAACATTTCATCATTGTAAAAGAAAACAAAAGATAGGTGATGTACAATTAACAGTAGGCGATACTGTATTACACCAGATTGCGTCAGATACGCCTGGCTCTGGTAATGCTCAATCAATTCTCAATAACTTCTTTGAATACTGCCCAAAAGACGTATTTTTATCAGTAAGAGCTGACAACTTGACAGCCAACAAGTTTTATGTTAAAATGAATATGAAATTAATCGGGACAACAAGTTGGGCAAAAGGCACAATCCCTGGTAACGTATATGTCAAACGCAAAAGAAGTAATTAAAGACTGGAAAGAAAACAAAGGATTCCCATACTATCCTGAAGATAGAAAATGGCGTGATGATGAGTTTAATAAACTTACGTCATTTAATAGAGATACCTTATTAGATACAAAGAATAAAATCATAGGTCAATCAACACATGGTTTAACACTTGCATGGTCGTATATGCACCACGCATGGTCAATCAAATGTGGTAAGATGAAGACACCTATGGAGATATGGGAAGATGAAGAACATTTAGAAAAAGGTATTAACAAGATACTTACAGGTACTTTCTTCACAAAACGAGAAGCACACAAAATTACAGATTCAGATATGAGAGCTATGTTAAGAAGATATAGTGGTACTCAAATGGTTTCTAATTTCAGACCTACAGCAGCCGCAACTTTATATGATATATTTGTAGAAAAAGATAGTCCACTAGAGGGTACAGAAGCAGGTACAGTTTGGGATCCTAGTATGGGTTATGGTGGTCGTTTAATGGGTGCAATTGCAGCTGGGGTAAATTACATAGGCACAGACCCTTGTGTTCCTACATACGCAGGTTTAGAAAAGATAAGAGATGATTATGGACACTCTCACAAAAAATATACATTATTAAAACAAGGATCAGAAACGTTTGTACCTGATATGAATAGTTTAGATTTTGTATTTACATCACCACCTTATTTAGGACATGAACAATATGGTGATGAAGAAGAACAATCATTTAATAAATTCCCACAACAAGATCAATGGCGTGATGGTTTCTTATTGCAAACTATTAAGAACGCATACACAGGTTTAAAACCAGGTAAATATGCAGGTTTCAATGTTGCAAATGTAAAATCATATAAGACCTTTGAAGAAGATACCTACGATTGTATGGTTGAGGCAGGTTTTGAAGATATACAAGTTTGGTGGTTATCTTTATCAACTCAACAAGGTACGAAGATACAATCTACACTAGAAGGCACAGAATCAGAAAAGAAACAATCACAGAATTATATAGGACGATTCGCAAGACCAGACATTCCAGGTAGAAAATACGAGCCAATCTTCATAGGACGTAAGTAAATTCCAAATTGTTCTCGTTTTGTTCTCATTTATACCACGTATTTACTAGGTTTTTAACGCTTGACTTTTAAAGCGTTTTAGTATAGCATAAGTGTATATTATGACAAAAAACACTATGAAAAATAAATCGCAACTTGCAAAGTTGCTTGCTACTGAAAATATTGAAGTACAAGAAAACCAAGTACAAACTGCTTCGTTTGATGTAGTCAATAGAATATTAACAATCCCTATTTTTAAAGAAGAACAAAAAAGTAAACATGTTTATGACATGTTAGTAGGACACGAAGTATCCCATGCTTTATATACACCATCTGATTCATGGAAAGAGATGTCAAAAAGAACTAAAGAATTTAAGTCATTTGTTAACGTTATTGAAGACGCTAGAATTGACAAGTTAATACAAAAGAAATATCCTGGTCTTGTTGATGACTACTTAAAAGGTTTTGATAAGATGTACAAGGATAACTTCTTTGGCACTAAAGGTAAAGATATTATGACTTATGCGTTGATTGATAAAATCAACCTATACTATAAGTCTTCAAAAAGATTAGATTTTAAATTTACTAACAAAGAAAAAATATTAGTTGACGCTGTTGATAAATGTAAAAGTTTTGATGACGTGTGTAAACTTGCTGAAGATATACTTGGTTATTGTAAAGATGAATTAAAGAAGAAACCTGAATTACAAAAAGTTTACAAACAAGATCCATCAGGTAAAAAAGGTGATGAGTCAGAAACCGATAGTAATGATTCAGATAAAACTACAGACGAAAAATTAGATGAATGGTTAGATAAAAAATCAGAGTCAGATGACGCTGATGAGAAGGCAAAGAAAAAAGAATCAAATCAAACTGGTGGTAACGGTGCTGGGTTACCTGACAATACACCTACAGAATTGAGAGCATTAACTGCTGACAATTATGAAAATTCAGTTAAGGGTATTACAGACGAATCTGCTCATACTAGATGTTATGCTGAACTACCTAAAGTTGATCTTAAAAAATTAATTATTCCTTATAACAAGTTTATTAGAGATATTATGGTTTACGATAAACAACATCATAATACAGAATATGATAAACAACAAATCAATAAGGCAAAAGTTAGAACTCAAAAATTTATTAAAGAGTCTTCTAATGTTGTTAATTTTTTAGTTAAAGAATTTGAGATGAAAAAAAATGCTAAGTTATATGCTCGTGCTTCACAGGATAAAACAGGTATTATTGATCCTCTAAAATTACATAGTTACAAATATGCTGAAGATATATTTAAAAAGATTACAACTGTGCCTAATCAAAAAAATCACGGTATGATTTTATTACTTGATTGGTCTGGTTCAATGCAAAAACATATTCTACCTACCGTAGAACAATTATTGAACTTAACTTTATTCTGTAAAAAGATTAATATACCTTTTTCAGTTTATGCGTTTATGAATAATCATAGAGAAACCAAAGATGACTATACTAAATCTGGTTTTTCTGTAACTAATAAAACTATTCAACCAGACGCTTCTACAAAACTTGTACAATTGTTTTCACATAAACAATCAAAAGTTGATTATATGAGATGTGCTACTATATTACATAGGGCTGCAATGTACTTTGGTGACTACGGTGGATGGAGAAGAAATTATAATGAAGATGAATCAGTACCTTCTATTTCAGGTGACTACTACCTATCATCTACACCTCTTAATGAATCACTTGTGGGTATGGATCACATAATTAAAAAGTTTAAAAAAGATTACAATACTGATAAATTATCACTTGTTACTTTAACAGATGGTGCTTCTAATTCAATGAATAGACTAGGTCAAGGTGACTTATACTTAAAACTAAACGGCAAATATCAAATGGCTGGTAGTTACTATATGGATAAAAAAGATTTTACAAGTGTTATGTTAAGATACTTAAAAAAGAAATACGATTTACAAACTATCGGTTTCTATCTAGTTTCAAAATATAGAGAACTACAATACCAATTGAGAGTACCTTACAATAAAGAGATATTGGCTAGAAAAATGTTTACTAAAGATAAATTTATCGCTGATTATGATACTGCTTATGATGTTTACTTTTATGTTAACTCTGGCACTAGAGTTGCTAACCAAGTATTCGAATCAGATTCAACTGATAAGAGAACTTTAAAAAAGATGTTTATGTCGGGAATGAAAAAACGAATCAATTCCAGAGTATTATTACAAAACTTTATCAAAAGGATCGCATAAATAAAGGGTTTTTTTCGCTTGACTTTTACCCCAAAAAATGATAGCATATATGTATAACTTAAATATGAAAGGACTTATATTATGATTGAGTTAAATAAAACACAAAAAACTGTATTGAAAGTATTAAAAGATACTTACAATAAAGATACGGTGACTAGGGCAGAGATTAATGCTCTTGTTAAAAAGAAGGTTATCAAAAATCCTTCTTGGTTGAAATCAGACAAGTACAAAGTTGACAGAGGAGTTTATACTCTTAATGTTGACTCTATGGATGATACAACCACAGTTGATACAACTGATACTAAAATTTCCAATGATACAAAGGCTGCTTACATTGTGTCTTCATTGACCGACAATGTTGTACCTGCTAAGGATACAGACTTTGTTAACTTTGGTAATTACGCTGATATTAAAAATATCGTAAAATCTAAAAAGTTTTATCCTGCGTTTATTACAGGACTTTCTGGTAATGGTAAGACACTTGCTGTTACACAGGCATGTGCTGAATCAAAACGTGAAATGATTAGATGTAATATTACGATTGAAACCGATGAGGACGATTTACTTGGTGGTTACAGACTAAAAGATGGTCAGACCGTATGGCAAAATGGTCCTGTTATTGAGGCGATGGAGAGAGGCGCTGTTCTTTTACTTGATGAGATTGACCTTGCAAGTAATAAGATTATGTGTTTACAACCTATCCTTGAAGGTTCGGGTGTTTATGTTAAAAAGATAAACAAGTTTGTTAAACCTAAACTTGGCTTTAATGTGATTGCAACTGCTAACACTAAAGGTCAAGGTAGTGATGACGGTAAGTTTATCGGTACTAATGTTCTTAACGAGGCATTCCTTGAAAGATTTCCAGTTACATTTGAACAACAATATCCTTCTGCCAAAGTAGAAGAAAAAATTGTTGCTCAGAAACTTGTAAGTGCTGGCAAAAAAGATGACAAGTTTGCTCATAATCTAGTTACTTGGGCTGACGTTATAAGAAAAACTTATAATGATGGCGGCGTTGATGAGATTATAAGTACCAGAAGACTTGTCCATATTGCAGAAGCATATGGTATCTTTAAAAATAAAATGAAGGCAATCGCTGTTTGTACTAATAGATTTGATGATGATACTAAAACATCATTTGTTGATCTATATTCAAAAGTAGATAGTGGTGCTTCAGTAGACCAAATTCTTGCTGATAAGAAGGCAGCCGAAGAGGCAGAGATATTATCAGAAAAGAAATCCGATGATAGTGAGGAAGATAGTGAAGATGACTTTTCTGTCTAAATCTATCCATAGTGTAAGTCCGCTTGTGGGGGTTGTGCCCCACAAGTTAACTTTAAACAAGGAAAGTAATGACAAATTTTAAAGATAATAGTGGTTTAGAAGAATACAAACCAAAAATGTCACAAGAAGAACGTGATGAAAAAATGAAAAAGTTTTTAGCAAAGGGTGGAAAAATTGAAAAATTAAAACCAGGATACCCTATTAGTGTAGGTAGTTTAGATAAAAGTAAAAAACCAAGATACACAAAAGAAGATGTTTCTAAAGGACTTGCTGTTGGTAAAACAGCTAGACCTAATTATGATACATATAAAAAAGGATCATACCACGACTTTGATGTTGGTGGTGATAACCCACCAGTATGGGAAAAACAACCAAAAAATGAGATGGGAGGTAAATAGATAATGGCCATTACAGTAGAAGTAAGAGGTGGCAATTTAGAGAAGGCTATGCGTGTTCTTAAAAAGAAAGTACAAAAGGCAGGGATTGTTAAAGATTTAAGATCAAAACAATATTTTTCTAAACCATCAGAAATAAAACGTGAAAAAGCAAAAGAACGTTCTAAAACAATCAGAAAAGCTCAAAAAGCAAATGATGAGATGTTAGGTTACAAGTACGTAAAAGGAGTTAAAGTTAAGAAAATTTAAGAATTTCTATGCCGTCTGTGTTGTATATATATTATTACTACGAGGCAATTCATAAGACCTAGTAGGGGTATAGAAAAAGGTAGAGAAATCTACCGAAAAAACGGTGATCTTTGCCAGTTTAACTCCGTGACAAAAGGAAACTGGCGCTTGAAATTATATAAATAATTATTATATAATACTAGACAATGCCTTATAGGGTTGTCAGAAAATTAACTTTGCTTAACAATAGGAGGTTACATGACCAATAAAGCACTATCAATTTTCAATCAATTAAGACCACTAACTGTAGGATTTGACGATACGTTCAGACATTTTGAATCAATGTTTGACCATCAATTAGATCATATATCAACTACAGCTTTTCCACACTATAATATAGTTAAGATGGATAAGAATAAGTACGATATTCAAATCGCACTTGCTGGTTATAACAAAAAAGATATAGACATAAGCCTTGAGGAAGGTGTACTATCTGTTGAGTCTAAAAAAGTAGATGACAAGAAAACAGAAAAGGTAGACTCTGGAGGTGAAATCTTACATAAAGGTATCGCTAAAAGATACTTTAAGAAGTCTTTTACAATCGCTGATGACGTTAAGGTTACAGGCGCTGAATTAAAGGACGGACTATTAAGAGTGTCTTTAGAAAGAGTTGTTCCAGAACATAAAAAACCTAGAACTATCTCAATCAAATAAAAAACCAATACGTGCTATGTTTTAAACGCATAGCACGTATAAATACTTAATATCGTTCAACTCAAATGAGTCGGAAGTAGGCACGTGCCGAAGGAACGCACCTAACTAAAAAAAAAAGGAGGGTGTATGAATTTCAAGTGGGATCTAACAAAGTTTATTAAAGAGGCAAGAGCAAAAAAATCTGCAACTGCTATTTTAAGAAAAAGATCAAAAGATTCAATTGCTAGACCAAAAGCAACTAAAAATATCACATCAAAAGATTCTCGTTTACAAGGTATATAGGATATTGACAAATTGACGTGAATAGTATATAATGTAATTATTATAAGGAGAAAATATTATGAAAAAAGGTGATAGAGTACCAGAAGTAAATTTTAGAGTAAGATCGCTAGGCGAATGGACAGATACAAATACGAATACGTATTTTAAAGATAAGAGAGTTATACTGTTTTCATTACCAGGCGCTTTTACTCCTACATGTTCAACTCAACAATTACCAGGATACGAAAAATTATATAGTGTGTTTAAACAACACAATATTGATGACATATATTGTATGTCAGTAAATGATTCGTTTGTTATGAATGCCTGGGCACAAAATCAAAAACTAGAAAACGTTAAAGTAATACCTGATGGTAATGGTGACTTTACAGACGCAATGGATATGCTTGTAGAGAAAACTGTTATAGGTTTTGGTATGAGATCATGGAGATATGCTATGATTGTAAACAATGGTGTAATAGAAGAAATGTTTGTAGAACCTGGTAAAGGTAACAATACATCAGGAGACCCTTATGAGGAATCTACTCCTGAAAAAGTTTTAAAATATCTACAAGCAAGTAGGCTTGACTCAAACGCAATTTAGTGATATAATAATATTATGAAATACAATGAGGATAAAATCTTAAAAGAGATTAAAGAGTACATTGAGTCCACATACGGACAACATTACTCGTCTGGTAAAGATGGTATCCAAACTTTAGATTTATTAAAGTCTATTGGAATTAAAAGTGATTTTTGTCAGGCAAATGCAATTAAGTATTTGTCAAGGTATGGCAGAAAAAGTGGTTATAATCGTAAAGACTTGCTTAAAGCATTACATTATGTTATACTATTATTAAATAATGATAAGGATAAGAAATGAAAATAAGTGATAATACAATTAGTATATTAAGAAATTTTAGTGATATAAATGCTAATATACTATTTAAACCTGGTAAGAAACTATCTACAGTTTCTACAATGAAAAACATTATGGCAGAAGCCAATGTTGAAGATGAGTTTGAAACTGAATTTGGTGTATATGATTTGCCAGAGTTTTTAAGAGCATTAGATTCTTTTACACAACCTGTATTGAATTTTAATGGTTCTGCAAACCTAAAAATACAAGATGAGAAGACATCTTTATCAGCAAGATATGCTTTTGCTGAAAAATCTACATTGAGATATCCTTCTAAATCTATAACAATGCCAGACAAAACAGTATCGTTCTCATTGAACAATGCTGATTATGAGTCTGTTAAAAAATTATATACTAATTTAAGTCTACCTGATATTGCATTTAAAGGTGAAGATGGTAAGATTAAGTTAGTTGCATTAGATAAGAAGAATAGCAACTCTAACGAATCGTCTATTATTGTAGGCGAAACTGATATAGAGTTTACTGCATATATCAAGGCCGAGAATATGAAGATTATTCCTGGTGATTATGATGTTGCATTATCAAAGGCAAAGATTGCTCACTTCATAAACAAAAAGGTACAAGTACAATACTGGATCGCTTTAGAAGCTGACTCAACATTTTAAGGTTGTTATATGTCAGATTTTCTATGGGTTGAAAAATACCGTCCTAAAAAAATATCAGAATGTATCTTAACTGAAGATTTAAAGAATACCTTTAGTAAGTTTCTAATACAAAAAGAAATTCCTAATCTTCTCCTTTCAGGCACAGCAGGTACGGGTAAGACAACAGTTGCTCGTGCCTTGTGTGAAGAACTAGGTGCTGATTATTTAATCATCAATGGTTCAGATGAAGGTAGACATATTGATACTTTACGTACCACAATCAAAAACTTCGCCTCTAGTGTATCACTAGAAGGTGGTTCTAATCATAAAGTTGTTATTATAGACGAGGCAGATTATATGAATGCTGATAGTGTTCAACCTGCGTTGCGTAATTTCATTGAAACGTTTTACAAGAATTGTAGATTTATATTTACTTGTAATTTCAAAAACAAAATCATACCTGCATTACATAGTCGTTGTACAGTTATTGATTTTCGTATTACTAATGGTCAGAAAGTAAAAACTGCTACTGCATTTCTTAAAAGACTAGGTGATGTATTGAAGGCAGAGAATATAGAGTTTGATAACAAAGTACTTGCTGAACTAATACAAAGACACTATCCAGACTTTAGAAGAACGATAAACGAATTACAAAGATATTCTGTAAGAGGTAAGATAGATAGTGGTATACTTGTATCTATGTCAGAAATCAATAATAAACAATTGATTTCATTTCTAAAAGAGAAAAGGTTCGGTGATATGAGAAAATGGGTTGTTCAAAACCTTGATAAAGATCCATCTTCTTTGTTTACTGGTATCTATGATATTCTATATAAACATCTACAACCTCAATCTATCCCTGCAGCCGTTCTAACAATTGCTGATTATCAATATAAATCAGCCTTTGTGGCAGACCATGAGATAAATATGGTTGCGTGCCTAACACAAATCATGGCAGAATGTAAATTTAAATAGAGGATGAAATGGCAAGAAGAACATTTTTTAGAACTTTGATAGTGAAGTTAAGAATGTGGTATGCTGATATAAGAGGTCATCACGGTAAGAGATGGGATTATGAACCAGGCGATTACTATATGGGTTCTCATAAAGGTCATAAGAAACACGAAAGAAAACACTAACAATGGGCCGCTTTAGCTCAGTTGGTAGAGCAACTGATTTGTAATCAGTAGGTCCGCGGTTCAAATCCGTGAAGCGGCACCAGAAATTATATTATGATAGAATACAAATTATCTGATTATCTCAATGCACTTAACTGGACAAAAGTTAATTTGCTAGACGGAGATGATCTCACTTGGGAAAAGAAGTACCCACCATACGTAATAAATCGTTGTTTATCACAGCATGTTGACGCTATAATGATGGCAAATGAGATGAATTTTCATCACGGCCTCACCAAACGTTTACAGTTTCATTTTCTACTAAATAGTATTCGTAAGAGAAAGAGGTTTGGTGGTAAGTGGACTACAACTACTAAATCAAAAAATTTAGAGTATGTAAAAGAATATTATGGTTATAGCAATGCAAAAGCAAAGGTAGCCCTTGACATACTGGATAAGAAACAATTGAATCTTATTAAGGAAAAACTTGATAAGGGTGGGAGAAAAAAATGAGTGACGAGAATTTTAATTGGTCACCTGAGCAGATGTTAGAGGTTACACTCAAACAGCCAGATGACTTTCTAAAGATTAGGGAAACCTTGTCCCGAATAGGTGTTGCAAGTCGTAAAGATAAAACTTTATTTCAAAGTTGTCACATACTACATAAACAAGGTAAATATTACATAGTACATTTCAAAGAACTTTTTGCTTTAGATGGTAAGAAAGCTACATTAGTTGAGAATGATATTCAAAGACGTAACACAATATCAGTTTTATTACAAGATTGGAATTTATTATCTATAGTCAAATCAGAGGCTGCTGAAAACAAAGCACCTTTATCACAAATCAAAATTATTGCTTTCAAAGAAAAAAACGAATGGAATTTGCAAGCAAAATATAACATCGGCAAGAAACAACCAACTGAAGAAAACAAAACTGAATAGGAGTATATTATGATTAGACTATACAGACTCTCATCTGGAGAGGACGTAATAGGTACGCCACAAGAAAGTGATAGAGCAGATCACTTGGCAATAAAGAAACCTTTTGTATTAATACCAATGCAAGGACAACCAGGCAAACCTATGCAAATAGGATTTCATCCATACATACCATACACAAAGGATGAAGTTATACATATCAAAGAGGCAAATATAATTACTGACACTACACCAGATGATAATATGATTGGTGCATATCAACAAAATACAGGTCAGATAGTTACACCTAAAGCAAAAATTATCACATAGTATTGACTTTTAAAATCAATCGTGTTATAATAAGATATGAATTTGGCGAGTAGTTTTTATACAAATGTTGTAGAGCATAAAGGTAAACTTCTTATTAGAGGTGTCAATAATGGGCAATCTTATTTAAGTCGTATCAATTATAGTCCTACACTATACCTACCTACAAAAGAAGAATCAAAATATAAAACTTTAGATGGTACTAATCTAAAAGCAAAACGATTTGATTCTATATCAAAAGCAAAACATTTCTATAGTGAGTATGCACCTATACCAGAGTATAAAATCTTTGGTATGAATAGATACAACTATCAATACATCGCTGACGAATACAAAGGCGAGATGAAGTGGAACAAAGACTACATTAAGATATTCACACTTGATATAGAAACCGAGTGTGAAGGTGGCTTTCCCGATCCAGATACTGCAAAAGAAACGATTATTTGTATCACTATAAAAAATCACAGCAATAAACAGATTATCACATGGGGTACAGGTGACTTCATTTCTAAAAAGACAAATGTAACTTATGTAAAATGTCAAAATGAAAAGCACATGTTGCTAGAGTTTCTAAAATTCTGGTGTAAGAATCATCCTGATATTCTAACAGGTTGGAATGTAAAGTTTTTTGATATGCCTTATCTTATGAATCGTATGAGATATATCTTTGATAATGATACAATCAATAAAATGTCACCATGGAATTATGTCAACGCAGATAGAATACAACTTGGTAATAAAAGCAATCAAATATGGAATATACTAGGTGTATCTGTACTAGATTATTTTGATCTGTATAAAAAGTTTACATATGTCCGACAAGAAAGTTATAAACTTAATTACATTGCTAAGGTAGAACTAGGCGAACAGAAATTAGATAACCCATATGAAACGTTTAAAGATTTCTATACAAAAGATTATCAAAGGTTTGTAGAGTACAATATACAAGACGTAGAACTTGTTGATAGACTCGAAGACAAAATGAAACTGATTGAGTTATGCCTGACTATGGCATATGATTACAAGGTAAACTATACAGATGTTTATTCACAAGTAAGGTGTTGGGATACAATCATCTATAATCATTTACTTACAAAAAATATTCAAATACCACCTAGAGAAGATCAGATTAAGGACACACAATACGAAGGTGCATATGTAAAAGATCCACAACTAGGTTTGCATAACTGGATTGTTTCGTTTGATTTAAACAGTTTGTATCCACACTTAATTATGCAATACAATATTAGTCCTGAAATGTTTGTAGGTACAGAACCTAAAGCAGTAGGTGTAGAAAATTTTTTAGATGAAAGATTAAATCTCAAATGGGCAAAAGATCGTAATGTGACTATTGCACCAAACGGTGCCATGTTTAAAAGAGATAAACAAGGTTTCTTACCTGAACTTATGGAGAAGATGTACACCGAACGTGTAGTATATAAGAAGAAGGCAATTGAAGCCAAGAAAGAATATCAAAAGACAAAAGACCCAATCTATTCAAACGAGATTTCTCGTTGTCACAATATACAGATGGCAAAAAAGATTTCACTTAACTCTGCTTATGGTGCTATTGGCAATCAATATTTCAGATACTTTGATGTAAAACAGGCAGAGGCAATTACACTAGGTGGCCAGTTATCTATTCGTTGGATAGAACGTGACGTAAATAAATTTATGAACAAGTTGCTAGGCACAGATAATAAAAACTATGTTGTGGCGTCTGATACAGATTCAATCTATCTAAAATTAGATACACTTGTTGAAAAAGTTTGCAAAGGTAAATCAACAAAACAAATAGTTGACTTTTTAGATAAAGCAGCTGAAGAAAAAATACAAAAAGTTATTGATAGTAGTTTTGAAAATCTTGCAAAATATGTAAATGCTTATCAACAAAAAATGATTATGAAACGAGAAGCAATTGCTAACAAAGGTATATGGGTTGCTAAAAAACGATATATGATGAATGTATTTGATGAAGAAGGTGTCAAATATGATATACCTAAACTAAAGATTATGGGCGTAGAAGCAGTTAAGTCATCCACACCTGAAGTATGTAGAGGTAAGATTAAGGATGCTATTCGTGTAATTATGAATGACAGCGAAGACGCTCTAATAAAATTCGTAAATGACTTCAAAGAAGTCTTTATGACACTCTCGCCAGAGGAGGTTGCCTTTCCTAGAAGTTGTAATAATCTCAACAAATACATTGACAGCAATTCAATTTATAAGAAAGGCACACCTATACATGTCAAAGGTGCATTGATATATAATCATAATATTAGTAAACACAAACTAGGTATGAAATATCCTTATATACAAGATGGCGATAAAATTAAATTCTTAATGTTAAAACAACCTAATACAGTTAAAGATACAGTTATATCTTTCTCTACAAAAATACCATATGAGTTTGAATTACACAAGTACGTAGATTACGATACACAATTTCAAAAAACATTTACTGATCCGTTGAGATTTATACTTGACTCGATAGGGTGGAAGTTAGAACGTGAGGCCACACTTGAAAGTTTCTTTGAATGATAGATTTTTTTCTAGTTATGGTTATGGCACATTGGGGTTACGCAACAGGAGGCATACTTGCAATTAAAACTGATTGGAGTATTCCTAGATTTTTAATTATTATATTATTGATATGGACATTGATAAAAAGTATAGTGTAATATACGCTGACCCACCATGGTCTTTTAAAACATATTCAAACAAGGGTAAAGATAGAAGTCCTGAAAAACATTACAATGTTATGAACTTTAAAGACATATGTAATTTACCTGTAAATAATATAGCAAATGATAATTCAGTATTATTAATGTGGGTAATTGACCCTATGTTAGATAAGGCCTTTGAAGTGATTAATGCTTGGGGGTTTAAATACAAAACTGTAGCCTTTACGTGGGCAAAGACAAATAAAAAATCTGAAGGTTTTTTCACAGGTCTAGGTTATTGGACTAGAGGTAATCCTGAAATGTGTTTACTTGCAACAAAGGGCAAACCTAAAAGACTATCAAAAAGTGTGCCACAACTAGTTGTAGAAAAACGTAGAGAACATAGTAGAAAACCAGATATAATGTACAATCATATAGAGAACTTATTGGAGGGACCTTATATAGAACTATTTGCTAGAACGCAAAGAAGTGGTTGGGATAGTTGGGGAAATCAAACAGATAAGTTTTAATATGCAATTGACAATAGCAATAGTATGTGTTATAATGATATATGGATTTATATATTGGATGCTAAGAAAGTGGAATGATGAACTACCTAAGTAAATACGCAGACGAAAATAGATTACCTATAATGGATCAACAGACCTTTGAAACGGTCACTAACGATATAGGTAAAGAAAAATTTAGGCTAGACCTTGCAGAATATATTGCAGAATACAGACCAACGTTTCCTCTAAAGAAGATTTCATACGAAGCAATGCGTCAGGCATTTAAGTCTTTACAAAAACAAGATGTATGGGAGTTTGTAAAACCTATAGAACTATTAGAAAAAAATGTAAAAGAAAAATATGATGATTACAAATATAATTTTAAAGATAATGGTCTAGGTATCATAGACGCACCATCTAATTTCAATGACATATCAAATTACTTTCATCAACATTTAAGATTGAATTGTGGTAGTTTTGGTTTCAAAGCACCTATAGATGTATGGGAGCAGGGTACAGCAAAAGATATATGGCGTTGTCTAGGTCCTATATGGCGTGGTATCAATGGTATGAAACCTGTTGAAGTAGATAACAAAATAGAATTAAGAGGTGGTAGATTAGATGATAAGAGTTACATGTCAGCGTTTAGATTAGGTACATATATTGCAACACAATTTAAACCTAATGTAGCAAAGACAATCTATCAGATGACAAATGCTAAAAGAGTATTAGATACATCATGTGGATGGGGCGATAGACTTGCAGGTTTCTTTACTAGTGACGCTGAAGAATATATCGGCTGTGATCCTAATCCCAATACTTACAAACAATATTTAAAACAAGTAGAAACATATAATAGTTTCTTATCTAAACCTAAAAAGGTAACTATCTATAACTGTGGTGCTGAAGACTTACCATGGGATAAAATTGATAATATAGATTGTGCATTTACAAGTCCACCATACTTTTCTACAGAAAGGTATAACGAGGGTGGTGAAAAAGAAGAAAATCAATCATGGCATAAGTTTGATGAATATTCTAAATGGCGTGATGACTTCTATCTACCTGTTGCTCAAAAGAGTTTTGAGAGATCAAAGCATATGTTTGTAAACATTATGGATCCTAATATAAAAAACAAAAGATATTATAGTAGTGATGAACTTGTTGATAGTTTAAAAGATAACTTTGTAGGTCAGATAGGTATGAGGATTATGCAACGACCTAAATCAGATAAACTATTTGAAAGTGACGAAGAAAAAGCAGAGTTTATGAATAGAATATATATTGAAAACGTATGGTGTTTTTCAAAAGAAAAATTAGATTACTTTAGGCACAGTAGAAGGGCAACATTATTTTGATAGAAATAGCAGATATAAATTTAACAAACTTATGTAACGCTAGATGTCCACAATGTCAAAGAACATCGCCACATGGTTTACATACAGCTATGAAATTACCATTAACAACTTGGTCGTTGTTAGATTTTAAAAACTATTTTCCTAAAAATACTTTAGATGATATGAAAGAATATAGTTTTTGTGGCACATATGGTGATCCTTTGATGGCAAAAGATTTAGAGTCAATTGTATATTACATAATGGATAATTCAAATGCAAAAGTTATAATTACTACAAATGGTAGTATTCGTAAAGATGATTTCTATATAAGATTAGGAAAATATTGTGGTAGAAGATTATCAATGGTTATAGATGTAGATGGTGTAGATGAACAAATGCACCAGAAGTATAGACGAGGTACATCATTAAAAAAATCATTATCTGCTTTAAAAGCATTATCTACTACAAATGCTATTCCTTTATCACAAACCGTTTTGTTTAAACATAATGAAAATTATGATAGACAAATAAAAAATCTAGCACTTAAAAATGGTTCTCACAATCATGTATCGTATCCATCAGATAGATTTGATTTCTTACATGGTGATTTAAATACATTTAATTTTACAAATGAAGATGGTGAACATGAAATATTAGAGAGGGCTGTACATGTCAAAAATTATATGTAAATGGAAAGAATTAAAAAGATGTATGATTAATCCTGATGGTCAAGTCTTTCAATGTTGTTATCTAAAAGAAGATTTTCCAACAAATCATTTTAGAACTGATTGGGCAAATGATCCAGTAATAAGTAAATACAATTTTGATGAAAATAACTTAAAGAATCATACGTTGAAAAACATATTAAATAATGAATGGTTTACTAAAATTTTGCCAGATAGTTGGAAGAATCCTGATACAGCACCTGTTGCTTGTCAGATCAATTGTAAGGTTAATGACGCTTGACAATAAACACAAATATGATATAATAGATACAATTAAGGAGAATTAATAAGGAGAATTAATATGAGTGATTTTTTAAAAGACATAATAAAAGAAACTGGTAATGAATATGCCACACTAGTAAGTGAAGGTGTAGAAGCAGGTGACGTTGATTCATTTATTGACACAGGTTCTCACGCCCTAAATGCTTTACTATCAGGATCAATCTATGGTGGTATGCCATCAAATAAAATTACAGCAATTGCAGGTGAAGCTGCAACAGGTAAAACTTTCTTTGCATTAGGAATAGTAAAAGCATTTTTAGAAAAAAACAAAGACGCAGGTGTGATTTACTTTGAATCAGAAAGTGCCTTAACAAAAGAATTAGTTGAAAGTCGTGGTATAGACAGTAGCAGAATGGTTATTGTACCAGTTGCCACAGTACAAGAGTTTAGACATCAATCAATTAAAGTGATTGACAAATATATAGAACAAGACGAGAAAAGTAAAAAACCTATTATGTTTGTTTTAGATAGTTTAGGAATGTTATCTACTACAAAAGAAATGGAAGATACTGCCGAAGGTAAAGAAACAAGAGATATGACTAGATCGCAGATTGTAAAAGCTGCATTTAGAGTATTAACTTTAAAACTTGGCAAAGCAAAAGTACCTATGATTATGACCAATCATACATATGATGTAATTGGTTCTATGTTTCCTCAAAAGGAGATGGGTGGTGGCTCTGGCCTTAAATACGCTGCAAGTAATATAGTATATCTATCTAAACGTAAAGAGAAAGATGGCAAAGAAATCATTGGTAATATTATTCATTGTAAAAATTACAAGTCAAGGTTGACAAAAGAAAATGCTATAATTGATGTAAGATTAACATACAAAGATGGCCTTGATAAGTACTATGGGTTATTAGAACTTGCTATCAAACATAACATATTTAAATCAGTATCAACAAGAATAGAACTACCTGATGGATCAAAACAATATGCTAAAACTATCAATAATGAACCTGATAAATTCTTTACTAAAGATGTTCTCGCTCAAATTGACGAGGCAGCCAAAAAAGAATTCCTCTATGGCACAGAATAGATACGTCTTTGCTCAACGTGATGTTGATGATTATAGTTATATAAAGATTGTAGAGGGCCCTTATAAAGACATCATATACACATATGGTCATGTAAAGTTTGCCTCGGAAGAAAATGCTCAAGGTGAGTTGCCTTTAAAGTTTGATTATGATATTAAGAAGAATCCTAATGATGTTGATACTACAAGTGAAGATTTTAGAAATTACATAGGTGATATATTAATAGAGGTCGTAGAAAAACAATTAGAGAATGGTCAAATTAAGTTTCAAAAGTGATTACATATGTACATATAAAAATGTACTTAAAAAGGATCAATGTCAACACCTTATAGATAAGTTTGAAGATTCGCAACATCAACAATCCAAAACAAATTTAAAAGGTCATATGTCATTTACAGAAATTAATCTTAACATGTTTTCAGACTGGAAAGAGTATTCAGATTTAATCTTTCCTAAATTAAGACAGGTTGTTGACAAATATGTAAAAGATGTTAATATAGACTCATTAAAACAATGGCCAGAAAAGTTTGGCTTTGAACAGATAAGATTTAAGAAGTATGAACCTAACAATGAAGATGAATTCCAAACACATGTAGATGTGACTAACTATAATAGTGCTAGAAGATTTTTAGTTTTTTTTATGTATTTAAATAACAATGATGGCGGCGAAACAACATTTCCTGATTATGATATATCAGTTAAACCAGAGGCAGGTAAGGTGCTCGTATTCCCACCATTGTGGACATTTAGACACGCAGGACAGAAACCAATCAATCAACCAAAGTATATTATAGGGAGTTATCTACATTATGTTTGAGAAGACACTTTTATCCAACCTAGTCTTTAACGAAGACTTTACAAGAAAAACATTACCATTTATTAAACCTGACTTCTTTAGAAATAGAGATGAGGTTACTATATTTAATATCATAAGTGATTTTGTTGTCAAGTATAATAATCTCCCTACAAAAGAAGCAATTGAAATTGAATTGTCAAACGATAAGACTCTTACCGAAGACGAATTTAAAAATACAAAATTATTATTAAACAGTTTACAACATGAAGAAGTTGAACAACAATGGTTGTTAGATACAACAGAAAAGTTTTGTAAAGATCGTGCTGTGTATAATGCAGTATTACAAGGTATCAAAATCATAGATGGTAAAGATAAGAAACATACACCAGAAGCGATACCTAGTATCCTATCAGAAGCGCTTGGCGTTTCGTTTGATAGACATATAGGGCATGATTATCTAAATCAGGCAGAGGACCGATTTGAATATTACCATAGAACTGAAGCAAGATTAAAGTTTGATCTTTCATACTTCAATAGAATTACAAAAGGTGGCCTACCACCTAAAACTTTAAACATTGCTCTTGCAGGCACAGGTGTTGGTAAATCTTTGTTTATGTGTCATGTTGCAAGTAGTGTTATATCGGAAGGTAAAAATGTATTGTATATAACTTTAGAAATGGCTGAAGAACGTATCGCAGAAAGGATTGACGCTAACTTATTAGATGTAACTATTGATGATCTTTATGAAATGCCAAAAGAAATATACGATAATAAAACATCTAAAATGCAAAACAAAACCAATGGTCAATTAATTATCAAAGAATATCCTACGGCGTCTGCTCACGCAGGTCATTTTAAATCTTTGCTAGATGAACTTGCCCTAAAGAAAGCATTTAAACCTGATTTAATATTCATTGATTATTTGAATATATGTACTAGTAGTAGATTTAAAGGTGGCAATATTAACTCCTATACTATGGTTAAATCTATCGCTGAAGAATTAAGAGGTCTTGCAGTACAATATAATGTACCTATTGTATCTGCTACACAAACAACTAGAACTGGTTATCTATCAAGTGACGTAGGACTTGAAGATACTTCAGAATCATTTGGTCTTCCTGCAACTGCTGACTTTATGTTTGCTCTAATATCAAATGAAGAATTAGAAGAACTAGGTCAAATCAAAGTTAAACAATTAAAGAATCGTTATAATGATCCTGCTGTCAATCGTGCATTTATAATAGGTGTAGATAGAAGTAAGATGAGATTGTATGATGTAGAACAATCTGCTCAACAGATTGTAGATAGTAACCAAGAAAGTAAGGAGAAGATTGAAAAACCATCAGGCCCACAATCTGCTGAGGTTTATGATAAATTTTCGGATTTTAAAATATGAGAAAAAGAAAACCATCAATATACTATAAAACTGAAATGGTCAAAGTAAAAAATGAAATACTTTGGCGTTGCGTTGAAATGCCTAGTAAACTTGTGTTAAAAGAGTCTTTCTTTGAGGAAGATGTTAAGCAGTTAACAAAGTTTCAGAATAAATCCAAAACGTTTGGCATATTCGGGTTCCCACCTTTCTTTGATTGTAGAGGTGAAAAAGAGAAGATGTTAGATCAAGGTAAAACAAATTATAATTCTCCTGCTAGAACTAGAGGTAGAAGCCGTGCATAAATATATGTATGGCAATTCTAAATGGTATTAACGTAAAAGACGCTGAATTTACAGCAATGCAGGAGAAGGCTACTGCCGCTATCTGTAAGCAATCATTTCAAAATAATAAAAAATTTAATTCAGTAAAAGATATAGTTAACGATAAAGATACCGTAAAAGAACTAAAAGAAATATTTGTTAAAGACAAAAAACAATTATTTCATTACAAGATACCCTTTTCACAAAAGATAGAAAAAAACTGGTTTGAAACTTTTGTTAAACAAAACGAAAGAATATTAAGAGAGTTTTCTAACGCAAAATTTACCGTCTTTGATAGAGATGATAAAGATGGTTTTATGATGTGGTTTATGAAAACGATTAGAGATTATTTTAGCATATCAAATAAAGACTCATACAATCCTGCTGATATATGGTTGATTGATAAAAAAGAAGTCAATAGACAAATCATATTAAAAGAAATAGAAGGACCTAAAGGCACACAAACTATAGAAGAACTTAATCAGATAATGAGAAAGTTATACAAAGAAAGAAAAGTTATAGGTCTTTCTTTAAAATTAATTTCAGGCAATCAAGCAAAGTACCAAGAAGTTAATTTAGATGATAAGTTTTTTAAAGCAGTAGAAAATAAAAAAGGTGAGTTTGATTACAAACTTTTAAAAGTTAAGTTTGATCTATCTACATATGGTATAAAAAAGAATGCTGGTTTTACAACACAAGATTCTGTATTGACTTTAGGTATTAGAGGTACAGAAATAGCAAAGTTTCAAGTTAAAGGCAATACAACATCAAGGTTATCTAATTTAAAAATAGAAGGTACGGGTAAAGGTGAGGCTGCAAGATTAGGTAAGGCACCTTTAGAACTAGTTAGAAAATTAACTGCTGGCAAACCATACAGATCACAATTTTTAAATGACGCAAAAAAAGAACCACAAGATATAAGTGACTTTAATAAACAAGCAAAGATGTGGCAAGTTATGTACGAAGAATTTGTTACAAATATGAAACAAAAAGGCATACCTATAGAAACAAAGATCATGCCTAAAGATTTTACAAAGAATATGAGAATAGCATTTGAGGGTAGAACACCTTGGATTGCTAATAACAAACTACTACAATTACGATTCCTACACATGGTTTCAAAGTTTAAAAAAGATGAGATCCATGAGTATATGACAGATTTAATCTTCTTATGCCAGAAGATAGGACGTAGTGTATTTCCTTTCGGGCCGTTCGGCAAACTTTATTAGTATAAATAGTCTAGTAAGTAGTGATTTATTAATGGGATATAGTGATTTTTCGCTTGACAAAGGCGTAATTTTTTGATATAATGGGAATAGTGGGAGAAAAATGTATAGTTTTAAACAATATCTTAATGAGGCAAAAAATACTCATTTAGAACATTTAGAAGACGAAATTATTAATAACGGTTACCAAGGTGGCCTTAACGCAGTAGAATTTCTTAAATCATTAAGAAATATGCTAGTAGGTTCATCACGTAGAAAATTAAACGTATCCGTTAAATGGGATGGTGCACCAGCAGTATTCTGTGGTATCAATCCTGAAAACGGCAAATTCTTTGTTGGATCAAAATCAGTATTCAACGTAACTCCTAAAATCAATTACACACAAGCAGATATAAGAAGAAATCACTCTGGTGGTTTAGTAGATAAATTATCAATCTGTTTAAAAGAATTACCTAAACTTGGTATACGAGGTGTTGTACAAGGTGACTTGTTATTTACATCAGGAGATATTAAGTCGGTATCTATACGAGGTGAAGATGCTATCGCATTTACACCAAACACTATAACATATGCTGTTCCAGAAAATACTGACCTTGCTAAAAGAATTAAAAGAGCTAAGTTAGGCATTATCTTTCACACTACTTACAATGGCCGAAAGATGTCTAACCTAAAAGCAAGCTTTGGCGTCAATGTAAATCGTTTTACAAAGACGCCAGCAGTATTCTTTGATGACGCAAGTTACAAAGACTCATCTGGTGTTGCTACATTTACAACTGCTGAAAGTGATCAGTACGATAATATGTTAAGAATGGCAATGGGATCAATTTCAAAAGGTAAAGTTATTTTAGATTTGTTAAAAAGACAAACAAATATGTTATCAGTTGGTGCAAGATTAAAGATTTTCTTCAATACAAAAATAAGAGAAGGTCAAACTATTAGTAATGTAAAAGGATTACAATCAGATTTTAGAAAGTACTATGCTTCAGTTTTAGATGATGAGATGTCAAGTAAAAAAACAGAAGCTGCAAAAAGTAAATACAAAACAATAAGAGATGATGGTTTAAAATTTATTGATAGATATGATAATGAAATATATTTTGCAATTGCAAGTTATGTAACTTTACAAAAAGTTAAAAATTATCTTGTAAGTAAAATGAATCAAATTAAATCAATAGGAACTTTTTTACAAAAAGGTAATGGATTTGAAGTAACAAATCCAGAAGGTTATGTTGCTGTAGATAGAATGGGCAACGCCGTTAAATTAGTAGATAGATTAGAGTTTAGTACAGCAAACTTTACATTAGCAAAGAATTGGATTAAAGGATAATGGCAAATTTTAGAAAAGACACACAAGAATTTGGACCTAGAGGCCACGATAAAACGGTCTTTGAAGTACCAATGATAGCAACAAATGACGGTAATGTTGTAACACAAACAAATCCATTTCCTGTTACAATATCAAGTATCAGTCAATCAAGCTCAGCAGAAACTAATACAGACGCTTTTGGTAGACAAAGAATATCATCACCACTAACACTATTTGATTCCTCACATAGATTTTCTGATAATGATTTATGGAATGAAGATATTACAGGTGACGCTTCATCAACCTTTCAAATAAATGAGGGTCTAGTAGATTTAACAGTTGGCGATAATGCTAATGATGAAATTATTAGAGAAACAAAAAAAGTAATGACTTATCAACCTGGTAAATCATTGTTAATTTTAAATTCTTTTGTATTTAATGCTGCTAAAACTGGATTAAGACAAAGAATAGGATATTTTGGAACAGACAATGGTATCTATTTAGAACAAGATGGTACAGATGTTTATATAGTAGAAAGAAGTAAAGTATCAGGTTCAGTTGTAGAAAGTAAAATTGCTCAAGCAGATTGGAATGTAGATAAATTAGATGGCACAGGTACAACAGGCTATACTTTAGATTTAACAAAAGCACAAATTCAATATATAGATTTAGAATGGTTAGGTATAGGAACCGTAAGAGTAGGTTTTGTTATTAATGGTAGATTTGTAGTTGCTCACGCTTTTCATCACGCAAATTTAGTAACAGGAACATATATTACTACAGCTTCTTTACCTTTAAGAATAGAAATTAAACAACAGACAGAATTGGGTGACAGCACCACAGCAACACTAAAACAAGTTTGTTCTAGTGTTATGAGTGAAGGTGGTTATCAATTAAGAGGTTTACAACAAGCAGTTGGTACAGTAATTACTTCTCCTTATGAATTAACTACTGCTGGTACTTTTTATCCTGTTGTTTCTATACGATTAAAGTCAACAAGATTAGACGCAGCTGCTATTCTTACTGCTTTATCTATTTTAGGAACAGGAAATGGTATTTTTTATAATTGGCAAGTCGCAGCTGGAGGAACAGTTACAACAAGTTGGACTTCAGCTGGCACTAATTCATCTGTTGAATATTCAATTTCAGGAACAGCTTATACACTAGGTACAGGTAGAATATTAGCTAGTGGTTTTATGGCTTCTAATAATCAATCTAGTGCAGCTACTAATATTCTTAAAGAAGCGTTATTTAAATTTCAATTAGAAAGAAATACATTTACGGGTGTAGCAGAACCTATAACTCTTTTAATGTCTAGTGGTACTGATACGCAAGATGTGTATGCTTCTATGGATTGGGAAGAAATTAGTAGATAATGAAAAGTTTTAGAGATTTTATATTTGAACAATTAGGTAGAATGAGAATTATTATGTTAGGTGGACCTGGTTCAGGTAAATCAACCTATACAGAATACTTAATTAAACACTTTGATATTACACATATCTATCCAGGCGGTATGTTAAGAAAAGAAATTGAAAAAGGTTCAGAAATAGGACAGATTGCAAAAGATATAGTATCAAAAGGTGAGTTTGTTCCTAATCAAATAGTATTAGATTTAATTAGTAAAAAAGTTGAAGAAAGTCCTAAAGGTTATGTACTTGATGGATGGCCAAGATATATGCAACAAGTTGAAGATATGGAAAAAGCAGAAATAGGTTATGACTATGCAGTATTTTTAGATGTAAGTACCGAAGAAGTAATGAGAAGATTACTTGCAAGAGGTAGAGCAGATGATACGAAAGAGATTATAGGTAATAGAATAGAATTATATAAAAAAGAAACAGGTCCTGTAATAGAATATTTAAGAAAGAAACCAGGATTTTTAGAAATAAAAGCAGAGGGTGGTACACCTGAAGATACTGCTAACGAAATTATAAGAAGAATAGAAAATGAAAGTAAATAGTTTTATACAACATTTAGCAGAGGGTGTTTACGACCCAGGAATATTTAAAGCATTTTTTCTTGCTGGTGGTCCTGGTTCAGGTAAAACATTTGTTACTCAAAGTACATTTTCAGGTACAGGATTAAAAGTTGTAAATTCTGATACATCATTTGAAAGAAATTTAAAACAAGCAAACTTATCTTTAAGTATGCCAGATGAAGAAACATATTTTAGAAACATTTTACGAAATGCAGCCAAAAGAACTGCTATCTCACAGTTAAATAAATATGTAGAAGGAAGACTTGGTTTAGTAGTTGATAGCACAGGAAGAGATTATGATATGATTGCCAGACAACACAGTATGCTAAAGCAAATGGGTTATGATTGTTATATGGTATTTGTAAATACAACGTTAGATGTAGCGTTAGCAAGAAACGCTAGACGTGAAAGAACTATTCCTGAATATATTACAAAGTCAAGTTGGGAAGGTGTGCAAAATAACATTGGTAAATTTCAAAGACTATTTGGTTTAAATAATTTTTTAGTTGTAGATAACAATAAGTCTGATTTAGAACTTGTTACACTCACAATGAATAGAGTTGGTAAAATGGTAAGAAGATTTATGAGAACACCTGTACAAAATTATATTGCAAAACAATGGATGAAAAAAGAATTAGAGGCACGTAAAAGAATATGAGATTTAAAGATTTTTTAAAAGAGTCTATAATTGACATACCAAGACAAACGTATGCAAAAGGTGTATTTGATAAAGCAGATACTCCTAATCCAGTATTAAAACCATCAGTAAAAAAATTAGTATTAGATGGTATAAAGACATTTGAGAAATTTGGTAAAGTAGTTAAGTATACCTTAATTGGTTCAATACTTACAAAACAATATAGAGCTGATGCAGACCTTGACATTAATATCTTATTTAATATACCTGGTTCAAAAGAAGAACAAGAAAAGGTACATGATGAGATTAGAGAATATCAAGGACAGATAAATGGTAAAAATATACCAGGCACACAGCATCCTATCAACTACTTTTCCATCATAGATCCTGTAACATTTAATAAGGCAAGGGACATGGCTGATGGTACTTTTGATATCGACTCTAACAAGTGGATCAAAAAACCAGAACCTGGCACCTTTGAACCTGAAAAATACGTTACGGATTTTCAGAAGCGTGTTTCTGAAATAGATGTTGTTAAAGGTGAACTTATACGAGATATGATTGATTATGAGGAACTAAAAGACTTAACAGGTAACGACATAAAAAACTTGTCAAGTTTAGTTTCTAAAAAGTTAGACGAAATTAAATCTTCTATTAACACTCTAATTGATATTGGTGACAAAACTATTGCAGACCGAAAGGATGCTTTTAGTACAGATATGTCACCAGACGAAATCAGAAAGTTTGGTGTAAAGAACCGACTTCCCAAAAATGTGATTTATAAAATGTTAGAAAAGTATCATTATCTCAAATTTTTCAAAAAGTTGAAAGAGATTATGGAAGACGGTAAAATATCACCAGACGAACTGAAATCATTATCAAAAATAAAAGAGGCCAAGGGTAGATCAATTGCATTTACCTTTGGCCGATTTAATCCACCTACAATAGGACACGAAAAACTTATTAACAAAGTGGCACAACAAAGAACAGATGATTACAGAATTTATTTAAGTAAATCTGAAGACACATCTAAAAACCCATTGAATGCTAGAGTTAAGTTAGCAACAATGAAACAAATGTTTCCTAGACATAGCAGAAACATACTACTTAATCCATCAAACATGATATTGGATATTGTAACTGATTTACATAAAAGAGGTTACTCAAACATAACGATGGTTGCAGGTAGTGATAGAGTAAGAGAATTTGATACTATCTTAAAAAAATATAACGGCGTTAAGAGCCGTCATGGTCTATATGACTTTGATAGTATATCTGTAGCTTCAGCAGGAGAAAGAGATCCTGACGCTGAAGGTGCTACGGGAATGAGTGCTAGTAAAATGAGAGCGGCTGCAAAATCAAAAGACTTTGCAAGTTTCAAAAAAGGACTGCCGTCTGGTTTTGCTAACTCAAAAAATGCACAAGACTTATTTAGAAATGTAAGAAAAGGAATGATGTTAGCGGCTTCGTTTGACGCTGATAGTGCATTTAGATTTAAACCATTTATAACTGCCTCAACAAAAGAGGAGTTAGATAAAATGACATTAAGGGACAAATATATTTCAGAGCATTTATATGATGTAGGAGATATAGTTGACGATATGGAGAATAATGTAACTGGTGTCATTGTAAGAAGAGGAACAAACTATGTTACCTTGGAAGACGAGGAGATGAGCCTACACAAATGTTGGTTATATAATATTATGGAAACTCCTGTCTATTCAATTAAGTTGGAGAAACGATCAATGAACTTAAAAGAGAAAAGAAAATTAGCGTATGATAAAGAAACAGATCAACCTAAAAAATACGTTGCAGGATTATCAGACAAAGAGAAAAAGGCACATGATAGACACCTAGAAAAACAAGGTAAAAAATCAGATAGTGACAAGTCTGCTTATAAACAATCACCTGCTGACAAAGTAGCAAAAACAAAACCTAGTAAACATACAAAACGTTTCAAACAAATGTATGGAGAATTGAAGACAAAATCAGAAAAAGAACCTCAACATAGAGGTAATGAATTTAATACAGATGGTATACCAGAAGCCTATGAAATAGGACATGATTGGGCAAAATATACATCTTCAATAACACCAGGCGAAAAACACTACAATCCTAAGTATCAAGGCGGTTCTTATAGTCCAAGTAAACATAGTGATAATTTAATTAATGTTAACGCAAGTAAGGATATAAGCATGACAGATAATAAAAAAGTTGAGCTAAAAGATATAGAAGAATGGGCAAGTAAAGAAGAAACTATTAATAAATATAAGGAAAGATATGGGGAAGAGTGGCAATCTAAAATTGAAGAAACATACAATAAAATGTTCAATAAAGTGATTGACACCAACACAAATATGCAAGAAGGAAGAATGAAGGATATCGCAATAGACCTTAAATCTAAGGACGAAGGCGGATTAGATCCAGAGGAATTTCAAAGAAAGTACAACAAATCTAAAGCAGAAATGAGAAAAGATTTAGGTGCTACTGAAGGCTTTAAGTTAACGTTTAAAGACTTTATGAAAGAAGAAGCAGACGAGTGGGGAATTTTCCCATCACAAATTACAGAAGCAGAACATCAAGGTAAAAAAGTTACTTTGAACAAACCTGTTAGAGGTGGTTCTAAAAAGTTTTATGTTTACACAAAAGGACCTAACGACAACATAGTCAAAGTATCATTTGGTGATCCTAATATGGAAATTAAAAGAGATAATCCTGCAAGAAGAAGAAGCTTCAGAGCAAGACATAACTGTGATAATCCAGGACCTAAATGGAAAGCAAGATATTGGAGTTGCAAAAAATGGTAACAAGATATAGAAGTGGATGGGATTACGAATCTCTAAATGAGTTTACAACTGTTTACGTTGCTAGATGGAGAGGTAAAGACGGTAAAAGATATGCGTCACCTTTTAAAACAAAAGACTCTGCTGAAAAGAGAGCAAAAGAATTAAGAACACAAGGTAATTCTGAAGTATCCGTTACACAAGATACGTTAAAGGGAAATATTAAGTGGGCAAAAGATAACGGACCTGATATAAAAGGAATGCAAAAAGAAGAAAAGTTTGAGTGTCCTAAATGTAAAGGTAAAGGTTGTGACCATTGTGGTGGCAAAGGTTATCATATGAAAGAAAATGTTGGTGATTTTTATCAAAGTAAAATGACACCTCAACAAATTCAGAATATAAAGAAGACTTGGCAAGGTAAGAAAGCTTCAGACGTTACACCTGCTGTTAAGGCAATGATTAAACGATTAGATATACCTACACAGTTGGCAATTAGACAGGCAAACATACCTCATATTTCAAAATTAGTAGAGGACGCTTCTAAAGACGCTGAGAATATGGCGAAATTGAGAACACGTCAAATGTCATTACAAACTAAATTAAAAGATTTAGATCCAGGTGAACCTAAAGACAAAACACCTATGGCTATAACTAAAAATGATATAGAGACCATACAAATGAAAATGGATCAGTTAAGAAGTAAAATGAAAAAAGAACAAGTACACCCAGCAAAATCTCTTATTGAAGCGATTACTGCTGTAAAAAACAAAGCAGAAAAAACAGGTATGCCTTATTCTATCTTAAAGAAAGTTTACGATAGAGGTATGGCTGCATGGAAAGGTGGTCATAGACCAGGCACTACACCTCAACAATGGGCTATGGCAAGAGTTAACAGTTTCGTAACTAAATCATCTGGTACTTGGGGTAAAGCAGATAAAGATTTAGCAGCGAAAGTAAGGAGCAAAAAGTAATGAACAAAAAATATTTTGATACAAGAAAAGATAGCTTAGAGGATAAGATTAATACAATTGCTTCTGAACAAGCTGCTATTTCAAAACCAGTATCAGACGTAAAATTATCAGTAGAAAAGAAATACTTTGAAAGTAAAAAAGGATCACTAGAAGATGTAGCAAGTAAACTTGTTGAAAGTAAATTAGATCCAGTAAACAAAGACGCTGTTAAGAAAAAGTTTGATGATAGAAAAGATAAAGACATTGACAACGATGGCGATACAGATTCATCTGATAAGTATCTACATAAAAGAAGAAAAGCAATTTCAAAAGCAACAAGTGAAGAAGTTGAACCTTGTGGATTAACTGCTGAAGCGTGTTGGGATTCTCATAAACAACAAGGTTACAAAATGAAAGGTGGCAAACGTGTCCCTAATTGTGTACCTAAAAATGAAGCAGTAAATCAGGACGATCATGGTGAGAAAATCAACCAAGATAAAAAAGACGCTGCTATGAAGAAGACAGATCAAAAGAAACCATTTGACAAGTTAAGACAAGAAACTAAACTAGTTAGACTTGGGAACAATGGTAAGACAGATACAGGTCAAAAAGCTGCAGTTATAGACCTTGAACCGTCAGCAAAACCTATCTAGTTGCGACATTTTGTCAATTGACAAAAGCACTATTATATGATAGTATAATAGTATAAGGAAAACACTATGACTAAACCTATCATATATTGCGATATGGATGGAGTACTTGCAGATTTTAAAACAGGTGCTCAAAAAACAACTGGTATGTCCATTAACAAATGGATGAATATACCATCTTCAAAAGAAAAATGGGGATTGATTAAATCTAAAAAAGACTTTTGGTCAACTCTTCCTTGGATGCCTGGTGGCAAACAACTCTGGTCTTACTTATCAAAATTTGATCCACATATACTATCAGCATACGTAGAAGAGTCGTTTGATCCTAACTGTATTCCTGGCAAAACTGAATGGCTAAGAAGAAATGCTGGAATGTCAAATCGTTCAAAAATCAATCTAGTACGAAGAAAAGAAAAGAAACTCTTTGCCAAAAGAGGTAATCCTGCTATCTTAATTGATGACTATGAAAAAAACATAAGAGAATTTACACAAGCAGGTGGTACTGGTATTCATCACACAAACACATCAAATACTATATCTAAACTTAAAAAACTAGGTTTTTAATCTTATAAATAGTACTGTTATATAACAATTACTAATTTAAGGAGAGATATATGTCTTTATGGGGAAACGATATAAAGCCTAAAAATCTTACAGACGAAGAAAAAAAAGAAGTCTATGCAACCGCTCAAGGTTGGGTAAGAGAAGCAGGCTCAGTATTATCAGGTAATGATAATCCAAATGCAGATCCAGAAGTATTAGTAGCAATCGGCGGATTAGCTACAAATATGGGTTCAGCAAATATTACTGAAATAGAATTTGTAACAACATCAATCGGTGCAGGTGCTGGTGGAAACATTGACGTTAGAGTAAGATTTAACGAAAGAGTTGACATTACAGGAACTCCACAAGTAACAGTAACTAACGACCAAACAGGTAGTGGTACTGATGCTACATTTACAGCAGATTATAATTCTGGTACAGGATCAAACGAAATTGTATTCAGAGCAACTTATGCAGCTGCAGATGGTGGTATTGCTGAGAATGATGTATTATCAATTGGATCTAATGCAGTGGCACTTAACGGTGGTACTATTAAAGATGCTGGTACAACAACAAACTCTACAATTACAAACGCTGCTCAAACAGGTACATTAACTGTTTCAGCATAATAACAAAATCATATAAGGGTGCTTAAAGTGCCCTTATATATACTATATGAACAAATTGATCTAGGCAAATACCTAGAGTAGCATTCCCGAAAGGGTTAACAGGAGAAAAAAATGGCAGACAAAAAAATAACGGCATTGACCGATTTAGGTGACTCGTTGGCATCAGCTGACTTGTTTCACGTAGTGGATGACCCAGCAGGGACACCAATCAATAAAAAAATATCAGCAGAAAATGTGTTTAACAATATACCTTCTTGGTTAGGTTTATCACAAGATTCACAATTAATAACTGCTGACGCTTCATCACAGGTTGCAAACGTAACTTCAGCAATAACTGAAATCAACGCTACTTCAGCAACTGGTGCAATATCATTAGCAGATGGTTCTGATGGACAAATTAAGATTTTTATTAATACATCAACAAGTGGTACAAATGACGTAGTAATTCAACCAACTAACTTGCGTGGGGGTACTACTATTACTTTGAATGCTCAAGGTGAAACAGTTGTATGTATATTTAAAAATTCAAACTGGAATGTAATCGGCGGACATGGTTTCGCAATTGCGTAATATATTAGGAGATTATTATGGGAATAACAACACAAACGTTAATGAAAGAGAAATTTGCTCTTCAAAAAACGTTTAATGAATTGAACAATAGAATAAAGACTATTGAAAAAGATTTATCAGTAATGAAAGCAAATATGAGTGCTGTTCATGGTGCCTTACAACAAGTTGAAAAACTTATACAATATGATGACAACTATGGTAAAAAAGAAGCAGAGATAATTCATAGTAGAGAAAAAAAAGTGCCACCACTTGAATCAGGCCCAGTTGAAAAACCTTCTTTAGATATAAAAACTAAGGAAGAACCTCAACAATTAAATGAGGGTGATAAATGAAAGAAGATAGGGATAGCTTTATAGAGGATCTTGCTGACAATACACCAAATGAAGCTCAGTTTGATAAGTTAAAAGAAGCTGAAGTACATGACGCTGAAGAAGACCTGGTAGCAGGTAAAACTTATAAGAAATTAAAAGACGAAGTAAAACGAGGAGAAAAATGAAAACATTTAAACAACACATAAAAGAAGGCGGAACTATGGGCGTTGGAACACCTCATCAATCTTCAGTAGAAGATGGATCAATGGGTGCTCACAATATACATGAACCTGCAATCTTACAAAGAGTGAATGCTTTTGTTGGATCTATTGCTGATAAAGAGTATATACAGCCTGAGGCTGCTCTATCTCAATTAGAAACTAGATTAAGAACAATTGGTGTTCAGTTAAAAGACTCAATAACAATTAATGATAAAAAAGGTAACTTTGAAAGTGCTTTAGTATTTAATGGTGGTCGTTTTGGTAAAGATACCGACGGCTCTGACATAAATGATGATGGAATTAGTCATAAAGTTGGCAAAGAGTTAAAACTAAAAGGTAGATACGAAACACTAGAGAACGGCGCTGTTAAAGTTTATGCAGAGCTTGGCTAATGTTTGATAAGATAACAAAGAAGAATTGGTTATTTTACGCCATAAAAAACTACAATGTTCCTAATTTAGATAGTGAACAGGAGTTTTATGAAGATGTGAAAAGATTTAAGTATCTTAAACGTTTATTTCGTAAATACAAAACCACAGGTGAACTGAAAACTAGATTAGTATTAAATCATATCATAGTATTGACAAATGTTTTTGGTAATGAGGCTGCGGCTACATTATTATTATTTAAGATTGAAAGAGAGTATTGGTCTGTACTAAAAACTTTCTTACAATATTTAAATGTAGTAAGTGAAGACGAGTTGCCAAATGTGAAAGTAAATAAAACTTTGTTATCAAGTTTGGAGAAATTATAATGGGAAGAGCAATAGATTTATTAATAACTTATAGAGTAATTAAAATGTTAGTTACTCCTTGGAAACAACATGACGCTTATAAGTTGGGTATAATTGATGACAATGGTAAAGTATTAAGAAAAGCTAAAACTTTGAAATCAGCAAAAGAAAAAGATTCTTATACTATACTACACAGATTTGTATTCAATTTGAAAAGACTACTAGGGTTATTACCTGGTGGTAAATCAAAGTTTGCCTCATACGCAACTGCTTTGGCACTATTGTTAAAAGAGAATAAAGATATTAACGCTGTAGAATTAGAAAGAGGTTTATATAAACATCTTATTGAAAACGACTTGGTCGCTTATGATGATGATCTAAAAGAGTCTGTAGGTTTTGATTTTTTACCAGAAGGTAGATTTATAATGATTGACAGATTAGAAGATTTAAATGGCGAACAAACTGCTGATGTAGGTGATGTAGTATATACAACTGAAAATCAGAAACCTTTTGATAATCTATTCGGCGTAAACCTATATCATGTTATAAATGAAGATACTAAAAAACAAATTATAGTATCAGAGGACAACATAGAGAGGGTAAAATTTTAATGAAAACCTTTAAAGAAATAAGATCAATTATAAGAGAATTTTCTGATAGTCAAATAGACATGTTGGCAAGACAATATGCAGGACTAAAAGATAAAACAATCTCAACAGATCAAGCAAATAAATTAAGAAAAATATTTGACAGAATACCTGATAGAGCGCTAGACGCTTTAAGAAGAAAAAAGATACCTTTTATATCTGGTATGGCATTATCACGTATGGTTAAAAAAGGTATGCCTGTAAAAGAAGACGCACCTGCTAATGCAGTAGGCAATGGATCAAATCTTGCAATGCCGCCAGCAGTAGAACCTGGTGTACACGTAAAGAAAAAGAAAAAAGATGTAACTAGCTTATTAAGACGTGAAGACTATGATAAAGTTGAACTAGAAAATTTAATTAATAAGATTGAGTCTAACCAAGACATAGAAGAAAATCAAATTAAACCTATAGTAAACAATATCAAATCAAAAAAAGAAAAAGGTACATATACTGAAGAATTTGCTATGACAGCATTTAGATATGTTGTAGATAGACAAATAAAATCTACAGTTTCAGAGGATTTTAGAAACAAAGTTGCTTCAAAATTACTATCAAAGTACGTATGAAAACTTATAAAGAATTAAGAGAGTATATGAGAGGGTTCGCTATAGGACCTGTTGACACATTAAAACCTATGGCATCCTTAGGCGGTTCTCAATCTTCTCCAGATAGAAGATACACAGCACAATTGCCTCAATTAGCTGCAACAGCAAAAGGGCCAGGGTTAGGAACAATTAAACCTATGGTCACAGCAAGTAAAAAGAAAGAGAAGAAATAATATGGAATTATTAATCGCATTAGCAATGAAGTTTTGGCAATGGTCATTATTGATATTATTTGTAATAATAGGTTTTATTATAAACTTATTAGATAAAAGAAAAAGTAACATAAAATTTAAATATGAAGAAATGCCTCAACTAAAACCTATACCAATTAAAACAAAAGGTAAAGGATTTTGGAAAGGTATTGCAATGTGGTTATTATCAACAAGAAATTGGGAACTAACAAAGAACTGGAGATATAATATAAATGGTGCCGAGTATGTAATACCAAAAGGTTTTCAATTTGATGGTGCAAGTATACCTAAATTTTTAAGAACATTTTTTTCACCAGTTGGCGTATTATTAATTGGTGGTCTCGTACACGATTATATGTACAAGTACACTGCTTGTAAACCAGCAGATAAATCAGGTTCACTTCTATTAGTTGATCAGAAAAAAGCAGATCAAATCTTTAGAGATATAAACATAGAAGTAAACGGTTTCTATTTTATGAACTATCTATCGTATTGGTCATTAAGAATAGGTGGCTTTGTTGCTTGGAATGGTCATAGAAAAAGAAACGAAACAATCAAATAACATATAAGGAGTAAACTATATGAAATGGTTAAAAAGTAGAGTAAAAGAAGTATCATCATGGCATGGTGGTGCTTTAGTAGCAATGGGTTGCATTATATTATTTGCAGGACCTTTTGCTAAAATGGCTGCATGGGCGTCAATTGCTTGGGGTCTATGGGCGATTTGGAAAAAAGACTAATCAACCATGGGAATTAGATTATTTTTTATTGGAATATTCATCAGCGCTTTAATCGGCGCTGGTGGATACATTTTTAAGTTACAGAAAGACAACACTATACTTAAA